CCAGCCGCTATTTGGTGGCTCCGTTCTCCGTCTACGATCTCCTCCAACGTTTTCGTGGATGTGACCACCGGCGGGACAGTCGACATCAACATCGCGTACTATTCCCTCGGCTTCGCGCCCGGCTTTTGCGTATGAGGGAAAAGCGCATGGAGTATATCGTGTATAAGCGGTTCCGTGGGCATGGCATCGATGGAGAATTTAATCTCCGGTACGGAACTGCGGTATCGGAGATCGAAGGATTCCTGTTTGCAGCGGACGGCAGGCGGATATGCGCTGCGACATCCGAAAACGGATGGGAGCATTTCAGGCAGAATACACCTGAGGGCGCGATGCGGCAGGAAATGCTTGAACGCCTCTATCAATGGTATGCAAAGCATGGCTGCGGTGAAGATTTTACGGATGACAAATGGCCGGGACAGGAAAACGGATACTGGAAGAATCGGCTGCGAACAGCAAGCACAAAGCAATTGGAGAAAATCTATCAAGAGAAATTTGGAGGGACGCCATGTATGCAGTAAAACAGGACGGCGCATTTGCCGGGTATGCGGACAGTATTGTGCCCATTCGACTACACGGCAACGGTTGTTATGTCCCGTGCAAGGAAGATCAGGCAGAAGGATTTTGCGCGAAGATGGCTGTGACTATTACGGATGAAGAAGGAACTGAACATCAGGTGCTTTCTGACATGGTGTTTCATCTCACAGACCATACGCTGAAAGGTACTGAGCCAGAAGGCAGTTATGAACAAATGGGGGCTGCTATCCCTCTGACGGATGCTGAAACCGCCGCTAAGATTCTATTGGGGGAAGAAGAATGACATATACAGAAAGAGCGCGAGCGCTTCGTCCATTTATCATCAAGGCTGCTGCAAGCCTTAGTGATGCTGATGCATTGCAGGCGAAGGAACTTTATGCCCGCTGGGCCGCCGGAATGGTGGTCGAGCCGGGAGATCGTCTTGTACATGCAGTCGATGGTGTAGACAAGCTTTTCCGTGTTAACGCAGGTCAAGGTCACACCACTCAGGAAGGTTGGGAACCAGATAAGACCCCTGCACTGTTTACAGTTATCAACGAAACCAACGCCGGCACAAAAGAAGACCCTATACCGGCATCTCGTGGCATGGAATACACCTATGGCCTGTACTATACCGACCCGGAAGACAGCAAACTCTACCTCTGCGAGCGCACCGGCGCAACGGCCGGCGACAAGATCACCCTGCAGTATCTCCCGCACGAGCTGATCGGCCAGTATTTCACTGAGGTGGCATGATGGCAAATGCACTTGTGAATGGTACAAAATTCCATCTATGGGGGGTGAAACCGTAATAGATGGTACGTCATTCCAAATCAATTTTAGTGACGGACTGACGTGGGTTCTGAACGAGTTGGTTACAAACCGCGATTTCCGTGGGAGTGCTGACTTTACGTCAAACGGGAAATCGTTCAGGTACTTCCAGGTTTATGAAGGAAAATTCAGACCGACTTATATCATGTACGACGGTGGCGCGGACGGCCAGTGGTACGCGGTCTATAACGGGAGCTGGACGCAAGAGGCATTCCGGACAGTGACTTTCGCTGAAATGCCAACAGGAGCACTATTAACATGGCTGCAGGCCAACGCCGTGCAGCCGTGAATGGGAGGAAACATGGAGCCTCATTATTGCGAATACGCCTACCGCAAAAACGGCGACGTGAGCTTGCATTGCCGGCATCTGACGGAGAAAAAGGCTCGACACGACTGGTGCGCCCATCAGTATCTGTGTGGCAGAACAAAAAAGTGGGAAGTTTCTGCCGAATCTTCCCACTGTAAAATCAAAACCTAGCGTACACTCACTGAAACCATACGATCTGGAAGGAGTTGTGAAAAGTATGGACAGAATTCAAATCACGAAGGAAAATCTCATGCAGATGCCGGACTATGTGCCGCTGCGCGAGAAAATGCAGTTCGTTAAGGAAGCGGCAGACTTGTGCTTCGACCGCATAGAACTGAAAATCGATAAGGGGCTGGACAGCGTTCCCATGCCGCCCATGTACAAGGAAAACACGGCAATCAAGAGCCGCGTCCTTATGGCGGCATATGCAAAGTTCTATTTTGGTGAACCATATGAGTTCGAGAAGAATCAGTGGCTTATGACAGAACCAGAATATGACCGATTCGCATCGAGCCATATTATGAACCAAATGGAACGTCTGAAACGCTGCGACGGCGAAGTCAGGGACAAGGCGTTTGACGCGATTTCGGATATGCGTGACCTTGAAAAGCGTCTGAACACCGAAATCTACGGACTGACGCAGGTCATGAATGAACCAGTCACGCGCATCATCATGGCCTTGCAGCAGCAGACCACACCAGAGGCGGTCAGCGGCGCACTGAACGAGCTAAAAGACGCACAGAAGGCATTCGCCGACTACATGGAAACGAGGCAGAAACAGCAGGAGGAAGCCTGATATGGCGGTATCGGTAAACGCAGACTCTTACCCTTATGAGAGAGTCCAATCCGGATATACCCGGCTGCGTGGAACAGAGGAAATCCCAATTAAGATACTGAAATATCTGATGGACTTGCCTTTGCCCGGCTACATGCCAAAGGATGATAACGACCACGCCCGTGTCCGGCTGATGAAATATCTCTGGTACGATGGTGCGAATCCGCTTGCAAATCCGCTTCCCACTCCGCAAGAAAAACTGTCCATGCTTTTTGACGGAGATAATCCAGTTCTGAACGCAGCGGAAGACAAGAAACGGCACCCGAAGGGATACCGCATATACCCACAAAGAGTTTGGGGGCAGAGCGATACAGAAGCGGACACGATACTGAAACTCTATATGGGAAGAACCATTGCAAAAGACAATTTCCATACGGTTCTCGGTTTGCAGTTTGAAATCCTTGTAAACGTCAACATGGAGAACACCACGCGGACAGACGCATATTCCAGAGCCTACAGTATCGAGCAGTGTATCATCGAAGCACTTCACGGAGTGAACATCACCGGAATCGGGGTCATTGACTTCGACCGGTACGCACACACCGACAATGGAAGCAAGAGTATATTCGACTACGGAAATCATATTGGCCGCATGCCGCACATGAGCGTGGAGTGGTGTGACTCCGAAATGGATATACCTGAATAGAAAAATATTTGACCTGCGCCGAAAGAGCGGCGCGGAAGAGCCGAAGAGGGCTATCGACACAGTAGATTGTGCCGGTAGCCCTCTTTTTTGTTTAACACGGCAATCAGAAAGGCGAGGAAATAAAAAATGCAAGACCTTTCTCTTGAAATGGCAAAAGCTGTTCGGCGGTTTGAACCTATCGAAACCGAAGGCTTGACCCTATATCCAATCCAAGTCAAGGACATTGATGAATTCACAACAGCACGACCCGCAATCGAGTTTATGCAGCAGAGTCTCCCTGTGGCGATGCTTTCAAAGCCTCTTTTGCAGTCGTACTACACATTGGAACTTGACGCGGCAAAAACCGGACAGCCCGGAAGCGGGCTTTTCTACAAGTGCATTCTGTTCCTTTTACTCGCAATGCGAGTAGGAAACGGCCTACCAGCCGAAAAACGGATAGAACTTGTAGACCTTGAGTTGCAAGCAAATGACCCAACACGGCTGAAAAGTGTGCTTATTTTTGTGAATGGGGAAGTGAAGAGGATTACCCCCATGCAATTCCAACGTCTGCGACCAATTTTAGCGGCTCAGAACGGCATTGAACTCGTTTCAGAGAACGCTAACCCTGAGTTGGTTCAGGCAGAACGCGACCTTGCAGAAATGAACGCGCCGAAACTCCAATACCGCATAGATGCGCTGAAAGCTACAGTTGCCACTTTATCTGGGGCGGATGAATCCGACATGGAAGAGTGGCCAATCTTGAAGCTTCTGCTGCGGCGAGATGCGGTTCAACGACTCGTTGGGTACATCACCTGTAGCTTTGCAGAGGCGCAGGGCGGAAAGTGGAAGCATGGAAATCCGTTCCCAAGTCCTCTGTATGACCGTGAAATCGACTACTGTGGCGGACTCATTGATATGTCAACGTTCGCCGGCGGCGCTGGTATGCGGGCTGTCCAAAATGCAGGAAACCAGACCACATAACACACAAACATCTTTTTGAAACACACACAAAGGAGTGACAAAAGAATGATTCGATTTACTGACTCCCGCCTTTATGCAAAGGGCATCGGCGAAGCGATCTGCACCGACAAGACGACCGGTCAGATTCTCTACTTCTCCAACAAGTTCCAGACTGGCAATGTCACGCCGAGCGTCACCATTGGCGAAATCCGTGCCGGCCTCGGCAACGCTATTGCTACCACGCTCCCGTCTGACGCTTCCGTCAACGTCGAGTTCACGGCAGCCGACTTCAACCTGTGGGCGAAGGCCGCGCAGATGGGTGCGATGCTCCGTCACAACGCTCCGGTCATGGTTTGCCAGACCGTTACTGCGAACGGCACGGCGCTTTCCATCGACATCACCGAGGGTACGCCTGTCGCACAGAAGGGCTTCTCCAAGATCTTCTGCTATGTACAAGAGGTCAATGCTGCTTCTCCGATTGCGACCGGCGGCGTTTCTTACGACCTGAACCCGACTACCGGTGCAGTCACTGGATTTACCGCGACGTCCGGCAAGACCTACAAGGTCTTCTACTTCGTCAACAAGGCCACTGCGCAGATTGCGACCATTACCACGGCAATGGACCCGAAGGTCGTTCATTTCATCGCGACCGTTGCGGTCTTCTCCACTGCTTCCGGCTCCGCACAGAACGAGGGCACTCGCGTCGGCACGCTCTACATCATCATTCCGTCCCTGAAGTTTGGCGCGAACGGCGGTGTTACCGGCGACCAGACCAGCAACGATACTACGTCCCTGTCTGGTCAGGCAATCGCCTATGACCCCGATGTTATCACCGATGGCTGCGACGAATGCACGGGTGCAGGCAGCGACCTTGCGTACTACATCTACCAGCCGTGCGGCTCCGGTGTTGAGGAAATCGAGGGTATCGTTGCCAGCATCGGCGGCATTTCCCTCAAGGCGTCCAGCACCTATCAGATGCAGCCGCGCATTGCCATGAAGAACGGCGAACTGGTCAAGGGTGACGCTGCTACATTCACCTACACCGCGACCGGCGCCCCATCCGGCACGACTGTCGGCGAGAAGACCGGCCTGATTACCGCAGGCACGACCGCTGGTGATTTCACCATTGAGGTCAGCTACGCAGCTGGTGAATCCACTTTCAAGGACACCTGCGAAGTTGAAGTTACTTCGACCTAAAAAAACTGCGTCCCGGAGGGGAGAAATCCTCTCCGGGAAATGCGCGAGTCCATCATTTAGAACATGGCGGATTGGCGCATTTTTCACATTCAGGAGGCAGATATGTCGATTGAAAGTTTTGTGAACAGGTTCAACGCGGCACTCGATGAGTCCATCCGCAAGGCGATGGAAGGGCCTGTAACGGATAGCGTAAAGGCCGCAATCGTCGAGGCTGTGCAGACGGAAGTCTATGACGCTTATGAGCGAGGCGACTACATGCCGTATGTGCGTCGTGACGAAGTTGGAAAACCGGGCGGTCTCCAAGATTGGAGCGTTATGGAGTCGAAATACGACCCATCGACTATGACGTTGGAGGTTCAGGACAAGAGCCGGGACGATGATACTGGGCGTTTGATCGCGCCGGTCGTGGAAAGTGGCAAGGGATATCAATGGAGGAAGTCGGAAATCTACAAATCGAAGCAGGCGCGTCCTTTCCATGAAGAAGCCCAACGAATTGTGATGCGCGAAAACTTAATGTCTGACGCGCTTCGATATCAGCTTAAAGAAGATGGATTTGACCCGAAGTAACAGGAGGAAGATACAATGGCAGATTTTGAAAAGGTTCAACTTCAAGTAGAAGTCGTTCGGACGCAGCTTGATTCGCTGATTAAGGACGTAAATAACTTGAAGGCTCAGAAACTGAATTTCACCGTTGATTCCTCTGGGCTTGAAGCAATTAACCGTTTTAACAGCTCCGTGCAGGCCATGACGCAAAATGTTGATGGGCTGAGTGGAAAATTCACGCGTATATGGGCAGGCGCTGCGGACGGCGCACCGACCAGAACGATTGAAACCGTCAACGAGGGCCTTGGCCGGACTACTGAGATCATTCGTACTCTGGACGAAGAAACGCAGCAATACACGACTGTCCAGACGAAGGCTACTACAAACTACGACGAAATGGCGAAAGCGGCGCAGAAAGCCGCTGAAAAGGCCGAAAAGGCCGCGAAGGAACAGGCAAAAGAAACCGAAAACGCTGCATCCAAGGTCGATACACTCCGCAAAGGCTTTGCAGACCTCGGCTTGCAGATGAAATCCGCAGCAGAGAAATATCCAACCGGTACATTCTCTGAAATAGAATCCGACGCAAAACAGGCGAGTGCTGCACTCGAAAATCTGTATAGCAGCTGGAAAAGCGGTGCTATCAGCGATAAGGAATTTGTCGCTGGCGTAAAAGACGCTTCCGGTTCGCTTAAAAACCTGCGCGCAAACTATGCGCAGACCCGTAACGAGACGGACAAACTCACAAACTCTACCAACGTGCTTGGTGATACGTTCAGCCATATCGTCGGGAAAATTACCGTTTGGCAGGTTGTAAACGCAGCTGTTGCAAAGGTGAAGCGGTCGTTCACGGAAGCTATCGACACGATGAAGCAGGTCGATACCGAAATGACGGCTATCCAGAAGGTCACGGGAAACACTGCCGCCGAGATGGAGAAGCTGGGCGACACGGCATACGAAGCTGCATCCAAGTACGGCGTTGCGGTCACAGACTATCTGGAATCCGTCGGAACGTTTGCCAAAGCCGGCTATAAGGATATGTCGGAAGACATGGCCGAGCTTGCGACGAAGACGCAGCTTGTCGGCGATGTGACTTCCAGTATTGCGAACCAATTCATCCTTTCCGCTGATGCTGCTTTCAAATTTGAAGGCAATGTTACTGCACTCAATACCGTTCTTGACAAAGCTAACGAAATCGAAAACAACTACGCCACGTCCATTCAAAAGATGGCCGAAGGCTTCCCGATTGTTGCGAACGTTGCATCGATGGCGAATATGTCCATTGATGAACTGATGGCGGCACTCGGTACAATTACTGCGGTCACGCAGGAATCCGGTACGAAGGCAGCTACCGCTCTCCGCGCACTGATTCTGAATATCATCGGAGATACCGAAACGGAAATCGAAGACGGCGTTGCGTGGACGAAGGAAGAAATCGAAAGTCTAAACGACGCACTCTGGATTTACGCAGAAGACGCGATGAAAGCCGCGCAGGCATCTGGCAAAATCGTTGACCCAATGAAAGCCATTGCGGCTCTTTCTCAAGCATATAAGGACGGCCTTCTTTCCCAAGCAGAATTGGCTGAATTGGAATCCAAACTTGGTGGCAAACTCCGTACAAACCAGCTCGACGCGCTTATCAAAAACTTCGACATGACAAACGATATGTTGGAGCTGTTGAAAGATTCTGCTGGCAGTGCCGACAAGGAAGTCGGCATTATGCTGACGAGCTGGGATGCCAAGGCAAAAATCCTCAATAACACATGGACGAAGTTCATCGCTGATACTGTTGATACGAAATGGGCAAAGGGGCTGCTGGACATGCTCACTTGGCTCATTGAAGGATTCGGGAACCTTGGAAACGCAATCCTTATTGTTGCTGGTATCTGGGCAACGATAAAGATGCCGGCAATCATCTCAACGTTCTCAAAGTTCGGAGCAGGAATTTCAGCTCTGGCTCAAAAATTCGTACTGCTTACTACCAACACGACGGCCTATAAACTGGTTACTGATGCCACTGTTACATCTGTAAGTGCGATGCAGGCAGCAATGGGCGCTCTGACAGCGGTTATTGCAATCGTCACTGTGGCCTATAACAAAATCAAAGCTGCACAGGAAGAAACACGACAGGCAGCTATCGACGCAGGCGAAGCCTCAACGACAGAAGCAAAAGAAATCGTATCTTTATATCAGAATTATGAAGACCTCCGAAAAGCGGTTGAAGATGGCACGGGTTCAAAAACCGAGTTCATTGATGCCTCTGATAGACTGATTGACAAACTCGGAATCGAAAAGAGCAGCGTATATGATCTCAAAAAAGAACTTGGAGGGTTAAGCGGCGCGTACAAGGAAGCTACGGCGGCAAAAATCGAGAGCGCGCTGTATGACGCGAAATCCGCAACAGCTGCAGCCGAAGAAGGTCTTAGAACTGCAGCCGAAAAAGCATGGGGTTCAATGTTTGCAGATGCTGCGAACTTAAAAGACCCATCCTCTATTCTTGCTGACTACCAAGGCTGGATTGATGAGCGAAATAAGATGATTGACGAGGGGGATACATCATCTATCGCGTACAAGGAAGCCGAAAGAGTAATTTCAGCATATAAGCAAGCCGTTGAAGAATACAACAAAGCTGTTGAAGATCAAACTTATTTGGAAGGTGCGCACAAGGCCGCACTAGACGGAACACTTGACAGTTACCTGAAATCCGAAGAAGCTGTCAATGATTACGAAGACGCGCTAGACAATGCATCGGAAAGCGAAAAAACAGTCGTAGAAACGCTCCAAGACTACGCAAAAACGCTGAAACAGCAGGAAAGCGACCTGACGACTGCGTCTCAAGCTCTCGCCGAGTATCAGCAAAATGGCCGAGTCTCTGCATCTACAATGAAGTCGCTGATTTCCATGAGCGATCAATATGTAAATGCGCTGACAGACGAAAACGGCAAACTCGATGTATCAGAGAAAAAACTGCGTGACCTCGTAGAAACAATTTTAGACGATGTTGACGCGACGAATGACCTCATCGGTGTCACAAAGAAGTCCAGTGGAGCAATGGGGAGTTTCGTCACCGGCCTGAAAAATGCGGCAAAGCAGTCCGGTGTGACGGACGATGCTATAGACGGCGTTGTTGCACAGATGATTATCTTCAACAACACTGCGCTGTCTGTATCTGACAAAATAGCGGCGCTTCAAACACTCGCATTGCAGGCGGGAGTTACGCAATCCGCGATTGCAGGCATTAGCCTGAACAACATCGGCCGGGATGCCGGTATGACTGCCGAGGAAGCCCAGACAAAATACGGTATGTCTGCGGCAGAAGCGCAGCGATACGTCAAGAGTCAGGCGGAAAAAGCCAGAAACAACGATCAAGCACTGATTGACTATTGGAACTCGCTTGCGTCGAAAATCCCGGAAACAAAGACTTCTTCCGGTGGTGGCGGCAGCTCCTCCGATGCAAACCTTGAAGCGCACAAGCAGAAGGTCGAGTTGCTGAAATCCGAACTGACTTTGCTGGAAAAGCAGAATGCCAGCGAGGACACGCAGAAAGATAAAATGCGGCAGATTCAGCAGGCGCTCCATGCGCAGGCACAGTATCTGCGTTCCATCGGCGGCAGCCAAGCAGACATCAACGCGCTTTCCGCTGAATGGTGGGAGTGGCAGGAGAAAATAAACGGGACACTCAAGAACACGGACGATCTTCTGAATGAACTGCAAGGCGTTATGTCGGATAAGCTTTCCGATCTTTCAGATCAACGGCAGAACGAACTCGATGCGATTGACGCGCAGATCGATGCGCTCAAGCAGCAGAAGGAAACACGTGACGAGCAGCTTGATCTCGAAGAAAAAATCCTTGCTGTCCAACAGGCGCAGGCCAAGCTTGCAAATGCGCAGAATGAACGTACAGTTCGGCAGTATAATGCCCGCACCGGTCAGTGGGAATGGGTGGCTGACCAGAAGGAAGTTGACAGCGCACAGAAAGCCTTGGACGAGGCCAAGAAAGACCTTGAGGACTTCAAGGCGAACATGGCTTACGAAGCTGCACTGGCCGAGCTGGAAGCCAAGAAAGACGCAATAAACGCCCAGTATGATGCGCTTGAAAAGAACTACAACAATTTCCTGAAATCGCTCAAAGAGAAGACACGCGGAATTGGAGAAATCCTGCAAGACATCTGGAAAAATGCCACGCCGGAGCTTCGTCAGATCATTCAGGAAAACGCAGAACTTTTCCGGCAGTTCGGATTCGATGTGTCGCAGCTTTCCAACGCAGTTAAAGAAACGGAAAAGAAACTCTATGGCGTTTCTGCGAACGGAGCTAGATATGAGATTGGAAGCGACCGTGGCATTGATTTTGTCAATAATGCAAAACCAGGCGAGTCCATTATCGGCGGAGATGGTTCTACATGGACGAAGAACGAAGACGGAACAGTAACCATTGTCGACAAGAATGGAATTTCTTATGTTGTAAATCCGGGAAACGGAACTGGCGATTCATCAGGAGGCTCGAACACTGGTCCGAAATATAGTGGAACTGTTTGGGCGATTCGGCTGGACGGAAAAGGTGAAAACTATAAAATTTCCAGTGCAAACGGATTGAATTTCCTGAACAATGCACTCGCCGGAGAAGAGCTGAACGGCGGTGACGGTTCCCACTGGGTGAAAAACGCAGACGGGACAACATCTATCACAGACAAGTATGGCATCGCATACAAGGTCTACGACAGAGGCGGTATCCTGCACGGCATGGGCGGCATCAAAGCTACGATGCAGGACGAAGGAATTACCCCACCGGATGTAACGGCGCTGCTCAGAAAGCGGCTGTTGAAACCCATTGACGACAAGACCTTCGGCCAGAACATGGACCAAATCAGATGGATGATGGCCAACAACGGTACGAGTGCGAACGAAGTCCACAACGCCTCTTATGACAGCCATAACATCGGCACGATGATTGCAAAGCAGATCAACTGCACCATCAACGGCATGAAGGTTTCCCCGCAGGAGGCCCATGCGCTGACGCTTGAAAAGCTTGCGAATATTGCGCACAACCTCGGAAACTTCTCCTAACACGAACAAACGGAGGAATCAAAATGTTATATCAGCCAACAAATATTTCTCCCAGCATGACTGGGGCACTTGGCAATGGCGTAATCGATGCAAACAACAATCTTACGGTGAGTTGGCAGGTCAATGGGAATTCACCTATGACCGCATTCCAAATCACCATTTATGCGAACAACGCAATATCTACGCAGCTGTTTTCTACCGGAAAACTGACGTATGGATGCCCGTTCTATGGAGTAGATTATGCTGGAAATGTGCAGATGTTCAACTACACCATCTATCATGAGCAACTTTCGCTTGCGAAGATCGAAAACGGACGCGACTACAAAATCGTCATTCAGCAATGGTGGAACGAAAACGATTCCGTAACGCAATCCAGCGCAAGTGTGTTTCGTGCAAGGAGCAACCCAACACTTGCCATCGGCACGATACCGGCACCGTTGAAGTCACGCTCATTTACTTTTACTGCATCTTATACTCAAGAGCAAGGAGATGCACTCAACTGGTGTAGATGGAGGATTTCGTCCAGTGACGGAAAAGAAGAAATCATTCTCGAAGACACAGGAAGAATTTATGGTACTGCTGAACTCACGTTCCCATACGATGGTTTTTTGAATGGACGCACATATCTGATAGAGTGCCTTGTTCAAACAGAAAACGGGGTTGAAACATCCAGCTTTGCCTACGTTTCTGTTCAATATACGGTCAATCCAATCCAAGCAAACCTGACCGTTTGCCAATCGACGCGTGGGAATGGAATCACTGTAAAGCTTCCGGAAATCAAGTATATTCCGGGAATCGCAAATACGGGTGTCAAGATTTCTGACAGCTACCTTACGATACCGTCTGATGAAAACTCGAACGTAGAGTGGTCTGTTGAAGATGGTACGCCACTTTCGATAAAGCAGCCGTTCGACATCTGCTGGTGTGGGAAAGGATTGCCAGAAGGAAATGTCCTTTCTCTCAAGTGCAAAGCGTCGGTCAATGGATTCAGCCCGATAAAAGTTACTGACAGCCCAAGTGGCTATCCTTTTGGAACATATGGTGCAGCATGTGTCTTTACTGGTGAATCGACGCAGGCCTATGTAATTGTCTTGCGAGATGGCCGTAAATGGTACAGCAACAATTTGCAAACATGGTTTTACTCCGGAAATGTTCTAAGCGGAACGAACTCCGACTGGTGTGGACTTGCATACGGAGATTCCAAATATGCTGCTGTATCAAGGGGCGATAAGAAAATAGCCTATACAAACAGCGAAAACGTATGGTTTATATCAACAGCATCTGTTGGACTTTCCGCAGTTTGCTTCGGTAATCATCTATTTGTTGCGGCAGGTGAGGGCACCGTTTATACACGAAACACATCTGATGGAACTGATTGGGTACAATCAACCGCTCCATTTAGCGGTACTCCAACTGCGATTGCGTTTGGAGAAGTTGATGGAACGCCTAAATATGTAGTCGGGACTGAAACAGGCAATTTATACGCTTCGTCTGACGGAAAGACATGGACTCTTTCAACGTCAGGGCATGGTTCACTCAGTTCTATTACATTCTTCAATGGGAAGTTTTACGCGGCACGATTGGATGATAACAGTATACTTTCCAGCTCAGATGGGACTCAGTGGAATATACTTTCGTATATATCCGAGTTTGAAAATGGAACTAGGTCTATCTGTGGCGACCCAATCGGACACTTGTATGCAACAGGAAATGGAACCGGCAACTACGCGTACAGTTCTGATTACGGAAAAACGTGGAGTGTTTTCCCGTTGGGTACGCCATTAAACGACGCATTCTTATTTGAAGGTGCAAACCGTGTCTTCCTCGTTGGAGACGGAGAAAGTTCAGGAATAACGGCCGTCTACGCTGGTGGGAGTGAACTTGTAACACAAGAGGCGGTGCTCACGACCAACGTAACATCAAACGTGGAATTCAATGCGTTTGAAAACATCATGCCAAGCAAGTCAAATTGGAGAGATGTATGTTACGGGGATGGAAAGTACGTCGCGGTCGCAACAGACAGCAATATGGCAGCTTACTCTATAACGGGAGAAAGCTGGACAGCTTCCGCAATCCATGAAAGTGTAACGCGCTGGTATAGCGTTTGTTACGGAAATGACATTTTCTTAGCAACCGGTCAGGACTACTTTGCAACGTCTACAGATGCAATAAACTGGACTACCACATCTTCCACAGGGAATACCTTTCAATGTGTGCGGTTCTTGAACGGCAAGTTCTACGCAGTCGGCACGGGTATATACCGGTCTTCCGATGGTGCTACATGGGAAAAATGCAACGTTCCATCTGGTGATGTATACATGATTACGTCGATCACATACGGAAACGGAATGTATGTTTGCGTAAAGCCCAACTATGCTGTGTACTCCTACGATGGATTAAATTGGAGCTATACGCCCATGCCTCAAGGTTCGTGGCGCAGTGTAGCGTTTGGAAACGGAGTTTTTATCGCATCAGGACTATTCTCTTACAGTGTTTATAGTTCCGATGGTAAAACGTGGTCAACCGCAAGTATTCCTTCCGGACGGACAGAGGGACTTGGAACGTGCTTCGGTGATGGCAGATTTATTGCTACTACGGCCGCAGGTGTTGTCAAATCGGTGGATGGACACACATGGGATGTCATCGTGGATTCCACGACATGGGAATATAGTGCGTGCTGCTTTGGAGGAGGGAAATTCCTCGCCATCGGCAATACGTCTGATGTCATGCTTTCCGGATCTGTAACAGCTACGGTGGATATCCTTACGAATGGTGGAAGTCAGAACATTGCGTCAATTCCGTATATGCAGCAATGGGCCTTCATCATTGACGGAGAGCAAAATGTTATTGGCCTTTCATGGACAACTGACGGCAAAACAACGGCTAATGCGTCATCCGTGAATATCGCTCCAATCGCAGAAGTAACGTCGATCACCGCTGGTGGAGCCGTGAACATTGACTATATTTTCGCGAGCAATGGACACATGAGCGAAGAAACAAAGCGTAAGTTTGAAAATTGGTCAAACCCATATCATCCCTACGACATCCCAAGGCAATTCTATGCTGATTTCACATCTGATTTGAACGGTGACACATTTGGGCAAAGCTACTTTACGCAGCTTTCTGTATACCGAAATCAAACCGATGCATCCATTACAGAGCATATCTTTAACTCAAGTGCGACGGATGTTCATTCGTTTATTGATGCAAGCGCAAGGAATGGAGTTCAATATCGGTACACGGCTTTCGGACTCTCAGATTTTGACCAGTCTTCTGCAATTACGAGCGACGTTACGCAGATATGCGTGTGGAACTGGGCAATTCTATCCTGTACGGAAGATTCAGATGGAGTCTATCACCCGCAAAAGATATTTGCGTTCGGAAAGAACTTGTCCAGCGGGGATATCAGTAACAACAATGCACCGCAGATTTTACAGAACTTCACAAGATACCCAACTGTTCAACCATCCCCGTTCAACTACAAAACTGGAACGTTGAGCAGCCTGATTGGTACGATTTCTAATGGCGTATATTCCGACACTGTTTCGGAAAGAAACGAAATCATGAACTTGTCTATCACGCAGAATACGCTATTTCTGAAAAGCAGAAAAGGCGATTTGATGAAGATCAGAATCAGCGGAGCAATCGAGTCCGGAACGATGGATAATTCTGCGGCGCAGGCGCAAACCGTTAAAATCCCGTGGGTAGAAATTGGGGACGCGTCTGAAGCAAGAATCATCATCACGGAAAGCGATGGAGCTTGGCCTAACTAATAGGGGAGGTGAGTTCACCTATGGCGATAAACATTATAGCTCTTGAAGCGCAGTCTGTAACAGTCAATGTCACTGGCGGGATGCCAGATGCAAATGAATACCTTTACGAACTCAGGTTTGGCGGTGTTAACATTTCCACTTTAACCTCGACTGATGTATACAATAACTTTGAGGTTACATTCAATGGCCTTGAGCTTGGAGGCAAAGCGTATCAGATCTATGCGACTGACGTTTTAAACTCCACCTATTTTGGGCCGCTTTCTATTAACTCTGGTTACGAAATCACGATAGACGCAAACGGCGGGTCTGGCTATCTTTATGATACGGCTGCTTATGACAGTTTTTACACACTTCCGTCGGACGGCTTTGAGAAGTATTCCAGCAAACTCTTAGGCTACAGCACAGATTCCACCGCCACGTCCGAGCAGTTCGACCCTGGCATGAAAATCCGGATGTACCAAAACTGGAACCTGTATTGCGTGTGGCAAGAAACCACCTATACACTTAGCTACTACAGGACAAGCACTGGGTCAACACTGTGGCTAAGAGAAAAATTCCCCTATGACGTAAACGGGCCTTATATTACCGTTACGACACAAACCCCAGGGTTGACAGGCTACCGATTCGTGAATTGGGAAATCTTTCAGGAAAGCGGTACTTCACTTGGATATGTAGAGCCGGGCGGTACAATTCAAGTTGGCAATGCGGATGTCAGAGCTATAGCCCAGTGGGAACCACTACAGCGGCATACTGTCACATATAACGCTAATGGCGGATATCCTACGCCGGCTACACAAACTGCATATGATTACGAAGAAGTAACCTTGAGCGAGTTGGTTCCAACGCGCGATGGTTATACAGCGTACGTATGGCTTACAGTTGACCCCATCACAGGCAACGTAATGGGATATGCTCCTGGAAGCCCATTTAACGTTCAAACTTCAGATTGGACGATGTATGCAGAGTGGTATAAGTATGCGATTGTCATCTACGCTGGCGATAATGTTGCGTCTGTGCGAACGGAGGTTCTCGGATTACCGTATATTTTATATGACGGAACAACTCAGCTGAGTTCAACAATAACTTGCGAACTGGCGGTCGAATCCGGATACACAATCGAATTTGATGGATGGTATGACAGCACTGGACAAAAGGTATCGAGTGCCCAAACTTTCACACTCTCAGACCTCACAGCCCCCATAACGCTTACGGCGAAGGCCACAAAACGTGCCGGAACAACGTTCACCATATCATATCTGCATGGTGTCTATGGAACTGGAGAAAACCAAACGCAGCAGAAGACGGCCGGTACGGCAGTTACGCTGAAAGGTGCTATTTTCACAAGAGAAGGATACACGCAAACCGGATGGTCTACTGCGGACGGCGGAGCAAAATCATACGCGCTTGGCGGGCAGTACACACAAGATGCCGATATCACGCTATACCCGTTCTGGAAAGAAAATACGATAGACCCGTCTGAAACGTATCCCGTAACGTATTCTCCCGGAAACGATGGAATCGGTTCAGTGCTAACAGCAACAAAAGTGAAAGGCGTTCCCCTTTCTCTGGAAGGAGCACTCTTCACAAAAGTTGGATACGCGCAATCTGCATGGGCCACTTCTGCAGGCGGGGTAGCTGTATATGCTCTCGGTGGATTGTATACGGAGGATGCAGCAGTTACGCTATACCCAACATGGGGTCCGCAACAGTTCATTCAACCGGGTTCAATGATGGAATCTTCATGGCGCATGAATGACTACATGAGCCAACTCCGCACATCATTTACAAAACTGTGCAGACTTCGTTTCCTGCAACCGGACGGAAGCACGGCGTTTGCAATCGATAATAATCCAGAAAACAAACGAAGTGGAACGTTTATCCAAGACGGAACCATCACATGTAATTTGCAGAATGGACAACGCAGAACGGCAAACGTCACGCTCTCCAACGTTGACGCTGAATATGATTACAACGTCAATAACATCTGGTTCGGGCAGCAAATCGCCATTGACGAAGGGCTTGTGCTCTCCAGCGGATATGAGTATTACATCCAGCAGGGGGTGTTTTATATTGCGGAGCCGCAGGAAACGCTCAACCCAAATATTCGGACGGTTTCTCTTCCGCTGGTTGATAAATGGGCATACCTTGATGGAAGCTTGTTTGGAAGGCTTGAATCAACATACGAGGTTCCAGTTGGGACAAATATCTTTAAGCCGATAGAAGCCATCTTGCAGCTTGATAGGGGAAACGGATATCTGGTTGACCACGTTCCGCCCGTATTTACCAGCTATTACAAAGGGAAAACGCAAGCATTGCCGGACGGGACGACAGCAAACTTGACGGATTCCCCCTATACGCTCCGGGTAGACAGTGACGATGGTACGTTCGCTGACGTATGCCTTGGGCTTTCAGAAATGGTGAACGCTTGGATTGGTTATGACCAAACGGGAGCACTCCGCATTGACCCATCGCAAGATGATATTGTGGATGCAAACAAGCCTGTTTTGTGGAGGTTTTCACAAGATGAAGCACAACTTCTTGGAACAACATACACGATAAAAAACACCGAAGTGTTCAACGACTATATTGTTCTCGGAGAAAAGCAAGATGACAATCCGCAAGCTGCCGGCCGTGCGCAGAATCTCGACCCAGCGAGTGATACAAACGTTAATATCATAGGCAGAAAGACGTACAGAGAAACCGCTTCCGGGTATTACACAACAACGCAGTGCCGTGACTTGGCAGAGTGGAAATTGAAACGCGCGACAGTTTTACAAAAGGCAGTATCAATTTCTTGCATACAGATGATGCACATCTCGGAGAATAACCTTGTTGAAATCGTCCGGACAGACAAACCCGGTTCTCCGGTCGAACGACATCTGATTCAAGGCTACACTCGGCCACTTGCAACCAATGGAACAATGACCATTAACGCAGTATCGGTTGTAGATTTCCCAAACGCGACAATTACAAGTTGGCCGGAATGAGAAGGGGGGTGCATACAGATGGGGGAGAAAAAATATTCACAGCTCGTGCTTAGACTCAAATCAGGAGAAACATTCTATGTAATTGGGGAAACAAAACGGTATTGGCTTTGCAAAGGAACGCAGTTCAAGAAGACAAGCCGACAAATTGATAGCGTCAAAAGACGCTCGACAAGAAAGGACATAGACGATGATTAACAGATGGTTGATTCGCAGAATGCTCGATGCCAACAGCAGCGAAACAAAAACGTGCAAATCCTCCATTGAATCCACATACGGAATCAGCGCCTGCATCCACTTCTTCTGCGGCAAGTGGATTCCACCTCCCATTGCAAAATAAAACAGAATCATTTCCTGCACCGAAAGAGCGGTGCGGAAGAGCCGAAGAGGGCTGTGAGCGAAGCGAAAGAGGGCTACGTTCACTGCTCTCTTTCTCATTGCCTATACAGACAAAACGATTGGAGAAAAGCAATGGATATTTTCAAAGACATCGTGACCGTCTTCGGTGGTATTACTACGATTGGCGCTGTGCTGGTGATTCTTGTCCGGCCAATCCGAGAGTGGGTCATGGGAGACAGCGCAATCAAAGCTGGGATGAAATGTCAGCTTCGTTCGGATATGCTGCACACTTATTATAAGAACAAGGACGCACAGAAAATCCGGCAGTATGAAGCCGAGAACTTCGAGTATTCGTACAAAGCCTATAAAGCCTTGAAGGGAAATTCATTCATCGACAAGATCAAGAAGGAAGTGGACGAGTGGGAAGTGGTGACGTGACATGGAGTGGAGCAAAAAAATCTTAATTTTCTCATACCTGATGCTGGGTGTCTTCATAATCATCTTTTTGGCTGTTGAAGACAAAACAGCTGCTGCAACTGTTCTTTGTGGCTGGATTGTAGAATGCGGTGGTGCTACTGCGTTCTACTTCTGGAAAGCAAAGAACGAAAACCGGAGCAAGTACGCATTAAAATTCGTCCGGGAACTGGCCGACAAGTACGGCCTCGACGCAACGGCACGAATTATTGAGTCAGTTCTTAAAGACTGAGAAAGGAAACTATTATGAACAACAACTGGTGGCAAACTGTCATCGAAAACTTATTCAAGGTCAAATCTCTCGTTACAATCTTGCTTACCACAGCATTCGTCGTAATGGCGCTCAAGGGCGGAGTGGAACCGAAAGATTTCTATTCTATCATCGTTATGGTACTCACGTTCTACTTTGGATACCAAAGCGCAAAGAGCGAAGACAAGAACAAGCCAACACACGATGACCAAGAATAATCATTGCATCCGTATGGAAGGAGGAACGTTAAAATGACGATTCAGGATGCACAAAAGAAACTTATCTCCGTAGCAGAGGCTGAAGAAGGGTATTTGGAAAAAGCTTCGAATGCGCAGCTTGACGATAAGACGGCGAATGCGGGCTGGAACAATTACACGAAATACGCCCGCGATCATACGAAATGGGGGACGTATCATGCTCCAAAGCAAGGGCTTGCTTGGTGTGATATGTTCGTTGACTGGTGCTTCATCACGGCGTTTGGATTCGACATTGGCATGAAAATGACATGTCAACCGAAAGGCGCGTATGGTGCAGGATGTACGGCATCGTACAACTACTACCGGTCTGCCGGTCAATCTGTCACTCTCGCGAATGTGCAGCCGGGCGATCAGATTTTTTTCGGAAATCCCGGAAACATGACACATACCGGACTTGTGTACAAGGTGGATAGCACGAAAATCTATACCATCGAAGGAAACACAGGAGCTGGAAGCAATGTCGTGATTGCGAATGGCGGGGGAGTATTCAAGAAGTGGTATTTCCGCAATTCTTCGGCTATCGGCGGCGTTGGAAGGCCGAAATGGGAACTCGTCACAAACACGGCGCAGAGCGCGACACCACCGTCAAAACCGGAATCTACGTCTGTGACCTACGCAGAGTTCCAAGGCGGCATTTTTGCAGAAATCCCATTCTCCTGCATTGACCGCATCGAACACGTCAAAATGAGCGACGCAAGAGGCGAGACGACTGGCAGCGTAGCAATTCGCACACAATGGAATGGCCGGTATCCAGACATCGTTATCAACGCCGAGCTGTTCAACTACGGAAAATACACGCCTGCCTCTGGCGTCAAGCACAAGGGAACCATGGAATATCAGGGATGGCAACCGTTCATTGGCTTCAAGGACTACAAAACACCCATTCAGGAACCGCGTGGAGCCGTCACATCACCAGATGCAGTTGGTGGCTATCCTGCTATGGTTCAGAACGGAACGAAGGATTTTAGCGTCCCCAGAGGGCTAGAGGGCAACAAGTCCCGGACGGCGATGGGACTGCGCGGAAAGACTCTTGGGATTATTGTCACCGAAAAGCAAGTCCCCATGGACGTTGTTGCAAACAAGTTCGTCAATGAGAAGTACGATTTTGCAATCAATCTTGACGGCGGCTCGTCCAGCAGCTACGTCACCCCCTCAAAAGTGTGGGCGCGTCCAAGCAAACTGCGTGGATTCGTTGCAATCTGGTTGAAGGGCGGAAGCGGAAACTACTTGAGCAAGCGGCAATACGGAAACAATTACGCGCAGACGAAGCCAATAAAGTCGGAAGCCTGGACAGAAACGGACAAAACAGCATCGAAAGGTGTCAAACTGAAAGTCATAGCGAGTGGACTGAACCTTCGTGCTGCCGCTACTACCAGCAGCGAAATCCGATTCGTACTCAAGTTTGGTGAACTGGTCACATGGTATGGGTATCAGACGAAGAACTGGTATTATGTGCGAACAGCCAGCGGAAAAGAAGGATACGTCAGCAAAAAATACGTCAGGAAACTGTGATAGCGGAGGGAACACACAATGGACGAAAATCAGGAAATGAAACGGTTTGCGGACAGACTATGGGAATATTTCAAACCTAAAATTGAAGAACTGACACGTTCCAATGTGTGGTACTTCCGCGCTCAAGTTACGAAACCGGCGCTGGATGGAAAAATCACGGTGCAACGTCCGTTCGATGGGGAAATTGCGCTCCCGTATGTGAGCAGTATGGAAAACGCTGCGATTGGGACTCAAGTCACTGTGTTTGTGTTTGGTTCCAGCATGACAAACGCCGTCATTTGTGGAAATGGTTCATTGAGCATTCTTGGCGGAAGCCCATCGTCTGGCGGCGGAGGTGGTAGCGCCGAAAACGCTGTTCTCTATGTCGCACAAATACTGAGTGCGGCACAACAATCGCAGGCAAGAAACAACATCGGCGCAATTTCTGCTGATGAACTTTCTGGAAAACAAGACACGATTGAAGCAGCTGGGCTTCTGAAAGGGGACGGGAACGGCGGTGTAACAGCCGCTGTTCCCGGAACAGATTACCTTCAGAGCGCACCTGTTACCTCTGTTGATGGGAAGACGGGTGCAGTTGTCTTATCTGGTTCCTACGCAACCCCGACTCAGCTTGCAGAGAAGCAGCAGAAAATCATGGTCAAGGGTATTCTGGAAGGTGATGGAACCGGAAATATTCAAGCTGCTGGAACCCTAGAAGGTGCTCTTGTGGAATACTCCGGAAGCGGTACAACGGACTACGATGGATTGCAAAACAGGCCACAGGTAAACGGCGTTACGCTTGAAGGAAATAAGACTTCCGCAGAACTCAGTTTGTACGGCAATGGAAATCCCCCTCCGTACCCCGTTGCTTCTGTGAACGGAGAAACCGGAGAAGTCATGCTTCATGACCTCAAATACACTGCGCAGAGCCTTACAAGTGCACAAAAACAACAGGCGAGATTGAACATTGATGTTCCTGCGAATGATGAAGTTCTGCTTCTGGAAGACACTGTGACAGGAAACTATATCAACATTCAAAAGGCAATGACAGCAGGCTCATTGCTTAAAGTGACTGCTGTTGACGCAGATGGAAACCCGACCGCACTTGCTGCGGCGATTCCGGGGACGGACTATATGCCGGCTGTCCCAGTTACCGCATCAGACAATGGGAAAACGTTGAAAGTCGTCAATGGTGTATGGGCGGCATCAAATTGATGGAGGAATGAATAACCATGAGATTATTGACAGTTGGAGGGAAAGTGGTTTCGGTCAGTGGAAAAGCCATTGAAATACCTGACTCATCTGGCGGAGTATATCAAATCGCAGTGGAAACGAGCGCGGGGGCATCTGTTTCAGCATCAAAAGGCACAACGACAGTTTCCGGGACGGCAGACACCAGCGGTAGTTGCACATTAACACTCTACGAACCAGGTGAGTGGAGCGTCAGTGCTTCACTGAACAACGTCACTAAGACACAGACCGTCAACATCGGGACTCAGAGCATGAAGCTGCCTTTGATCGAGCTCGCGGACGCGTTTGCGGCAAACAGCTGGGAGACGATCATTGCGGCGTGCCAGTCCGGAAACGTTCCTGACAGCTGGGCTGTGGGCGACAGCAAACCAATGGCGATCAACGGTACGAATTATCAGATCGATATCATCGGCAAAAATCATGATGTCTATACCGACGGCTCCGGTACGGCTCCGCTGACGTTCCAGTTGCATGATTGTTACAGCGAAGCGAAGCAGATGTACGATACCAACCTGAGCGGCCTCGGCTGGAAGAACACCGATATGCGTCTGACCTATCTGCCCGCGATTCTGGCACTGATGCCGGCGGAGGTGAAGAACGGCATCCACGCGGTAAACAAGAAGACATCTGAGGGGGGCAACAGCACGACGATTGAGACAGTATCGGACACGCTGTTCCTGCTTAGCGAGGTGGAGGTTTTTGGGACGAATCATTCTTCTGTACCCGGAGAAGGAATCCAATACGACTATTACAAGGCGGGCAACCCGAAGATCAAGAAGAGAGAAGGCGTTGACGAATTCTGGTGGGAACGGTCATCAGCCAGCGGCGGTATGTTTTGCAGAGTCAGAGATAACGGCCAGGCGGGCGCGTCCAATGCCTCAAGCAGCCTCGGCGTAAGCTTCGCATTCTGCTTCTGAGGAAAAGAGAACCGAGGGATAATTGACTCCCTCGGTTCTTTGCATATTAGTCGTGATCTTCATCAAAATACATGATGCCGTCTTCACCTGAATCGAAGATTATTCTGTGTTTATTGCCCTCTACTTCCAATGGCGTGCTGTTCAAAAGCACTGCGCCTCTCCGACGATGCGGCAACATTAACGCTGCTGCACCTACACTTTCGGCCTCGACCGTGAGTTCTTCATTATCTTTGTCATCGTACACAACGAGGAATGTGTAGCGGTTCTTGACCACATTCGTGTGGAGTTTACCTCCCATACATTCACTCCCTATACGTTGATATCAGATTTGAGCAGCAAAGCGGGGCGGATGCCGCCCGAGCCGGATGCGTAGTTGCTGAAGTAGTCGCCGTCGAAGCCGACGAACCACACGTAGTAGGTGTCGCGGGTGAACGGGGAGCGGAGCCACCGACACGCCCAAGGCGTGACGAGCCAGTACCAGTCACCCTCGTCCAGCGGGATCAACTCCTTGAACTGGCCGTACTGCCAGAGCGTCAGGGGCGCTGCCTTGACCGTGATGGTGCCGTAGCTCTTGCCGCGGTCGGTGCACCTCAGATCCACCTCAAACGGGAGAATAGCTGCGGCCTCCTCCGAGGTGCGAGGCAGGGCCTCCACCCACTTGTCGATGCGCTCCTTCAAGGTGGAGCAGATGTAGTCGTTGCGCTTCTCCGCATAGTCCTTGTCGTTGAACGGGCAGGACTCCTTGCTCTGAGCCAGCAGGACGAACGCAGCGCCGTCACCCTGAAGCAAAACAACGAATCTCTCACCTGCGAACTCAAAAGTTTTTCCGGGGATGATCTCTGAAAGTTTCTTCATGGCTGCCTCCAATTCTCTATTTAAATCTCTCTTAATCCTCCTGGCATAACATCAAAAATGCCGGCCGCGCCTTTTCCTTAATCTCTTTTTGCACATCTTCCGTTGCAAGCTCGTGCGTGAAAACTGGACGCTGCAAAAGCTGTTCCACATAGTTGTGAAACTCCCCAAAGCCACACATCAACACGCCAGTATAAGCCGATACGATAAGTCGCTCCTGTTTCGTCATAATATCCACTCACTCTTTCCAGACGTTTGCGACAGTGAATGTCATGCGCAGCCGACAGTTGACATCGGCGAGCGTCACCATGTCGGCCAGCTTGTACATTTCAGAAATGCGATTGCGGATGCTGTCATTGAGAATACTGACTGGGAGAGGGAAGTCAACGTAGACAAACGTATTCTGCTCACGCAGCTCCAAATCATCCGCGTGCCACGGGGTACGCATTGCCTTGGAAATCGCTGCCGCGTGTTCCTTGAGTTTGTTGTATACCTCGACCTTCTCAGGGACCATCTCGTTCCCACGGAATGCCTCATTCTTCGCTGCCATTGCAGCCACCATATCCTGAATATCCATTGCCATTGTGTTTGCCTCCTATAATTTTTTAATGTGCCCGTGAGGGCTTACAATTTTGATTCTACCGGAAAATCAGATTTGTCCCGCGTGGATTAAAATATATTTCGCGGACGTGCTTTTTCTATGTCCAACAAATGATCTGTAGCTTCCGCAACCCAAAGCACATCTTCTGATTCCAGAATCCTATTTAGTGCATCATGCGCCGCTGATTTCTTGAGGGAAATAAATATGTTATCATCTTCGGTTTCAGTTGAAATCCTTGCTAGATTCTCAGCGGCTTTCCCTGAAATGCCAAGTGTAGCAGCTGCAACTTGAATGTTTTGCTCAACGCTTTCAATGTTTGTTACACCTAGCAGCCAGTCCGTAGATACGCTGAAGTATTCTGCGATTTTTGCGATATTCTCCCAACTGGGCTGTCCAGAACCGTCACAGTATGCAGATACAGACTGCCTTGCCTTCAGACCGAGATAATCCGCTAATTCTTGCTGAGATACAGTTCTGTTGATTTTCCCTGCGTCCCCACGCATGAGTCTACGAAGACGGTTGGGGAATGGCTTGTAATAGTTGTCTGTGTAATTGAGTTTTTTGCGCGGCATATTATATACCCCTCATTTCCCGCACATTCTGTGCCAAGATTTTTACTGCGTCATCAATGATTTTGATATCTCGTTCGAGGTTCAGCCCGTAGTTATTGCCCATATCATTTGCATTCGGGTCGAGTTTGTAATCGAAGCTGAACCGGATGGCCGAACGTGCGCGTTCCTCAGAATATCCGGAAGCGAGAAGCACACGGGACGGGGCGTTATCTCCGCTAGAACACGCCGCACCGGATGAAACCATCAATCCGTCAGCCGCAAGACGCAGGACAAGTGCGTGGTTCTCGATGTTCGGGAAGGAAACGTTTGCAATGTACGGAGATTGCATGATTTCATTTCCCTTGTAAAGCAGCCCATTAAGCTGTGCGTCCGGTACTTCGTTCATGATACCATCAATCAGGCGGTCATGCAAGGTGGCTGCTGCATTTTTGAACTCTTCTATATGGTCTGTCCTGAACACTAACGCTTCTGCAAATGCGGCTGCGAGTGGAGCAGAAGGTGTTCCAAAATGGAAATTCGTTGTGATTGATTCTGGATTTCGCGCAATCAACACGCCGATTCCAATCGGAGCACCAAACTTGTGCCCACCTCCGCAAATGAAGTCTATTCCGCTTTCACGGAAGTTGATTTTTTGCTTCCCCATGGCTGCGGTACAGTCGGAGAACGTCAAATCATGCCCTGAAAAGATACTTCTTAAATCATAGATTTCACCGGTTTCGTTGTTGGTGCAGATATGAGCGAAACCGTGAAACTCATTGCTTGTACGACTGATAAGTATGTGATCGGTAATGCTTGATACAGCCGAATGCTCTACGAGACTTGCAGTAACTTCACGGCATTTACCAAGCATAATTTCAATCGCGATTCTGCAAGCCTCCGTCGCGGATGAAACAAAGAACACTTGATCTGAGTTGCACTTTAAGCACTGCGCTACAGCTTCACGGGAAGCTTCCAACGCATTTCTGGCACTTTGCCCAAAAGAATGTAAAGAGTTTGGATTCCCCCACACTGCCGTTGATGCTGCATTGAAGGCGACCTTTGCGCATTGAAGTAGGGGCGAAGTAGCAGCATGGTCAAGGTAGATCATTCTCCCACCTCAATATCCTTCGGCCAACGCGGCAGCGCAGCGGCGCAGATCTTCTCATAGATTTCTTTCTGTGCAAGCAGCGTATCGCGTTCCTTCTGAATCACACGATATGCGTCTTCTAATCCGAATGGCTCGTTGAGCGGAACACGTACCTTTTCTGGTTCCAACGATTGAGATACATCTACGGTGCAGGTAGGGTGGACGGTAAGCCCTAGGGAAACAAGAACAGCCTGGTCGACAAGTTTCATTTCATCAGCTGTCAACGTACAGTAGTAGTTCTCCAGACGTTCCTTGTCAACTGTGTAGATAGCCTCACAAAGCGCAGTAGACTGCTTGCCCATCGTTTCAATGGAAACGTGTGTAGGCATCGGCTTTTTCTCGGCAGTTGTTAAATAAACTATTTCTACAGTTTCGGAATATGTATTGTTCTTATCGTTGCTGACAATGATTGCTGGGCGATTCTTTCTCGCTTCTGAGCCGAAAGCAGCATAGTCCTGACGAACCCAGAAAATGTCGCCCCGATGGATTCTTATATCCTGCATAGAAGTGTATCCTTTCTGTATTTTTCAATATGTATAGGGGCTGTGAAGCCCCATGAATTACTTCGCGACTGCGTTTTTCAGAATGCTGCTCGGCGAGAATTTGACCGAAAAACGGGCTGGAACCTTGATGTTTTCACCGGTCTTCGGATTCCGCGCATCTCTGGACTTCTGGTACTTCGCAACAAACTTACCGAAGCCTGCGATAGTGACATCTTCGTGCGCAATGAGAGATTCTTCGATCGCTTCAAAAACAGCATCGACAGCTTCAAGGCTGGCGTTCTTCGGCATACTGGTAATGCTGGAAACCGCCTGAACGAGTTCTTCCTTGTTCATGTGTAATCCTCCTTTCTCAAGAATGAATGGTGGGCCGTGTAGGTGTCGAACCTACGACCGAGCCGTTATGAGCGGCTTGCTCTACCGTTGAGCTAACGGCCCATCTATGACCGGCTTAACGTACCGGACGTGAGGTTTTGCGCGCAAACCAACGGCAAATTAGGTGGTTGCGCACCGGCGCTTATGTATCAGCAGTCCTGAAAGCGTTCCCAAAGGTGCTGCCTAGCTTGGCGGATTTCAGTTCGCCCCAAGCATTACGAACAAGTGCGGATTCATCCAGTTCGACCACTAGTGAGTCTTTCCCGGCAAGCTGAACGGGACGTTCCAAAATGGACTTGTGCCGTCTCTACGAAGGTCTATATCCGCTTGACCTTTACCTTTTTGGCCGAAACACGCATTGGTTTCGGCAGCCCACGCATCAAGCGCAGGAAATATGATGGCTGTTCATCAAACTCCATTTAACTACAGCTGGTATGGTCATTCAAAAGATTTTCATCTAAGATCACTGCGTAGCACCATCATATTTTGCAGCGTGGCGACTATCCCGCTTTCTGGCCCATATAGCTGCATTGTGCCTCGTTCTCCTTGGACACTGCGGGTACAGCGTCTTTAGCCGGGGCCGCTACACTTCACGATCACGCTATTGCGTGCATGAATGGATAGCCGTATTTTTCCCCATGTTAAATGTAGTCGCGCGGAGAACCCCAACGGGCGGCTATGGCAGGGGTAGCAGGATTTGAACCTGCGCATATGGGAGTCAAAGTCCCATGCCTTAGACCGCTTGGCGATACCCCTGTATGCAGGCTCATGCAGCGGCGTCCCGCCGAACCAACCTGAAACCTTGACCAGAGCAGGCTCCGGTCAAATAAGCGGCATTTCCGCTTAAAGCATGATTTGATGATTCCTTCTGAGTGGGGAGTTCCCATTTCGCTTGTTTACTCCCGAACTTCGCTATCGGCTATATCAACCCGACGACACCGCTGCCAGATGCGGAGGTTTCATTCCATCGGGGGAAGTCATCCGATGGCGGGCATGGTGCGAAGCGCCTTATCTGCGTCATTATAACGGCGTTTTCTCTACATCGGCCGTAGCATATGATACTAACCATGCAGATTTGCAGACTTCGCTGGTACGGCTCGGCAGAATCGAACTGCCTCAGGCCAGTTGCTCGTCGCTGCCCTTTACCAAATGCCGCATATTGCCACACTGACGCAGTGGCCGCGGAGGGTTGAACTTTATTTGTAGAAAGCGCCACGACTCCCACAAAAGGGCGCTTTGGTGGATGCGGCGGGGATTTGAACCCCGCATGGTGCAGACAGTATGCGACGAGCTTTATTCCCGTCCGAGGTGGCTGCTTCAACCCCAATAGGTTTGAGTGTGCCGCGCTTTCCTGCACCGCATACCCTTGCTGCCTTTTCCATTCGGCCACGCATCCATTTTGACCGTCTTCCACGCTTAGATTGTCACACGCTACCGGCAACTACAGTCCGAAGATCAGCAGCCCCTATTCCGTCAGGTCAAACCGGTCTTGACGCATCAAGACAAGCGCAGTTTTCAGCGGGCATTGTCATTCTTTGTGGGGTGAGACGGGAACCGCCCACATCAGCCGGGAGCGACCCGGCAACTGGTGGAACCGACCAGACTCGAACTGGTGGCCTCCTGATCCCAAATCAGGCGCGCTACCAACTGCGCTACGGCTCCATATTGGCGGCAGATGGAGGTGTCGATCCCCACGGCTTTCACCGCGCACTGTTTTCAAGACAGGCTCCGAGGCCGCTCGAATTCATCTGCCGTATTGGCTGGAGGTTTTGCACCATGCACGATCAGGAGTCGAACCTGACCGTTTGGGGACTCGGACCCCGCTGCACCTCCAAGGATGACCGCCACCCTATATTGCGCGGAATTGGTTTCGTCACCGCACCATGAGCCTTTAACCAAGCCTGCTCTTTGTCTGTTTCCCGAATTATTGAACAGCAGTCAACGTTGCGTGTTACGCGCGATATTCACCAACGATTTTTGCCCGCGCTGTTGTGTTTGGCGTACCAGCGCAACGAGGACTTTCATGGGTTCCGATTTTCTACACAGCGGCACGCTTGTGCGAACTAGCCAAACTCGGATGGTATCTCAACACCTTTCGGCGATGAAATCTTTCAATACTTTTTCTGCAAATTCAAGCTGCGGCCGGATGCGTTCATAGTGGCCTGAATACAAGATTGTTTTGATACAGCATACGCTATCGATTGCATCCAGCACGTCCTTGTCATGACTGTCAAGTGCCGCGTAAACCGGCAGATTGTCTTTCTGAATTACATCACGATACCATGTGTTGAAACCAGTGTGTATGTCTGTACATCGGGGATATCCGGCTTCAAAGCCTGCACTGTACACCTCAAACAGGAGCGATTTAAGCTGCGCGTCGCTGAAATCAACCGACCTGATATCGTTCATGCTCCTGACCCCGTGTACCTGTACTTGCACGTTTTCCACGGCTCGACGCACGATTCAAATATGCAAACAGCACCTGAATATCCGGGCTTTCCGCAGTATTCGCACATCAGCTCTGGATACAGCACCTTCATTGCGAAAAAGAGCCGCGCTCCGTCAGGACCGACAAACATCGGCTTTCCTTCGGGAGCATAGTGCCGGATCTGAACCGGAATCTCATCCCGCGTTTCGTAGTAGTTGACAGAAACCGGGCGCGATGCACTGTCTACAACAACGTAGACGTTTTTTGTGCCGTTGGTTAAGTAACGAATATCAAGACTCATGATTTACCTCCATTTGAATCAAATTTGTTTCTGATCTTTTCCAGCGATTGGTTGAACGCAAACTTCCTAGCAGCAGAATTTCGGTCTTCAAGTTTTGGAACGTAGACTTCTTCTCCGCAATTTATACAACAGGGTCTATTCTCAATATAGCTGAAACGCACCCCACAAACATTCACTCTCACGCGCTGAAGCTTTATCAGAATGCGCCGTAAAACCCCCGCCTTTAGGCATGGGGATATAAGGCGCTTTAACTGATACCTAAAACTTCGCTTTTTGGTTGAAAAAATGATGAAATATGCTATAATATAGCATGAAAGGTGGTGGTTTTGTGGAACGCAGCTACAGGTTCCGAATCTACCCAAACACGAAGCAACTGACTCAGATTCAGCGTACTTTTGGATGCTGCCGTTTCATCTACAACCACTATCTTGCGGCACGCATTGAGTCCTATGAGGCGAACCGAACGACGTTCGGCTATAACGCCTGTTCCGCTGATATGACGGTTTTGAAAAAGTCACTTCCATGGCTCACCGAAGTAGACTCCACTGCGCTTCAATCCTCGCTGAAAGACTTGGATACCGCCTATCAGAACTTCTTTCGTCGAGTGAAATCTGGCGAAAAGCCGGGATTCCCACGATTCAAGGGAAAGCGAGATTACCGCAAAAGCTACAAGAGCAAAGCCGTGGGCGCGAACATCAAGGTCTTGGACGGCGCGGTTCAACTGCCGAAACTCGGCAAAGTCAAGTGCCGCATCAGTCGAAAGGTTGAGGGAAGAATCCTATCAGCTACGGTATCGCAGAATCCCAGCGGCAAATACTTCGTATCGCTCTGCTGCACTGATATTGAGATCGAGCCGCTTCCGTCTACAGGGGCGGTGGTCGGCATCGACATGGGGCTGAAAGCATTCGCAATCACGTCCGATGGAATAGAATATCCAAATCCACGTTATCTAGCCAAGGCTCAGAAGAAACTTGCCAGACTGCAACGGCAGCTCTCCCGAAAGCCAAAGGGGAGAAACCGGCGCGAGAAAGCGAGGATTCAGGTGGCGCGGTTACATGAGCACATCGCAAACCAGCGCAGCGACATGATGCACAAACTGTCAACGCAGCTCATCCGCGAGAACGATGCGATCTGCATCGAAGACTTAGCACCGAAGAACATGGTCAAGAACCATCGGCTTGCGAAGTCCATCAGCGACGCATCTTGGGGTGAGTTCAGGCGGCAACTAGAGTACAAAGCTACGTGGTATGGGAAGAAAGTAATACCAATAGACCGGTTCTTCCCGTCCAGTCAGCTATGTTCCTGCTGCGGGTATCGGAATACCAATACGAAGAATCTGGCGGTGCGGGATTGGACGTGTCCTGAATGTGGGACGCACCATGACCGGGACATCAACGCAGCAAAAAATATTCTAAGCGAGGGATTGCGCCTACTGGCCTAGCCTAAACATACGGTAGGGCGGGACACGCCCAAACCTATACGCTCGTGGAGACTATGTAAGACGCCGCTACGGCGCAACGGTCGCTGAGCCGAGAATCCCCCAGCTTTAGCCGTGGGGAGTGTCAACGAATACTCTGTCTTCTTGCCGCACCTAATGCAGTACGCGGTATTGTTTTCACCCATCGTTTTACTCGCTTCCTTAATTTTTCACAGTCATCCACTCTTGGTCCCAGAGCCGCCATTACTCAACGCCTAGACGCGGCATTGCGCCGTTGGTCTGCGTCGCCACACCAGTTTTTCTTCCATCTTTCACGCCTCACAGCGAACCGTCTGGAAGCCAAGAGGGATTGACCACGGAACTTTTCAGCCCTGCGCCGGTGCATCGGTCGCATCCGTTTGCTTTCACCATTAGGCCGGAGCCAGCTACTGTAATAATTCTGCACCCTGTCGTACTTGCACTACCTACAGGCCGAGCGGATGGCCGGATATATCGTTTCACCAAGCCTTTGGAACCTCAACACTTTCCCTGGGCCCGCCGTAATGCCCATGTGGAGTGCGTGAGGAGAATCGAACTCCCACCATCAGATTGGAAGTCTGAGGTTCTTCCATTAAACTACACGCACATGTTTCCCATAGCCAAGCTTCCCAGCTTGGAGCACCGGAATCTCTAACATGTCCCGGCGAGCGCCTGCGCTTACGTGGGTGACGCTTTTCTTCATTAGAAAGGAGGCCATATGCCGTGCCGCAGAAAAATCGAAAAAACTGCGGCATTGTGGTGGAAATCGGATTTGAACCGATACCGAGTGGACTATGAACCAATCAGTGCGCCATTGTTCCACCATGTATCCGGGATTGTTTCAAACCCGGATAACTCTAGTTTTCTTGGTTTTTCTTCCCGACATTCTTGCTCCCAGAGTCTTTAGTTTTCTTGGTTTTTATCACGCTATTCCCGGCTGTGGTATTTGTTTCAACCGGAGTGTTCCGAAAAAATCATCGCCGGCAGCCTCCAATTTGTCAATGTTTCTCCGCGCCTGACGTTCTTTTTCATCCTGCACGACTTTTGTTAAGCGCCTGTTTTTCCGACTCGTCAGTTTTCCAGAATAAACTTGCGTCGTAGACACCGACTCGTGTCCAAGCTTTGCTTGCAGTTCCTCGAAGGTCATTCCACTGTTCAGATCGAGCCTTGCCCCGACATGCCGCAGATCGTGGGAACGAATCATGTCTACACCAGTTACAGCCTTTACATGCCTCCGAACGACGTCTGACAGCCATTGCCGAGTCCCTGCGTGCCATTCTTCGCCTTTGTTGTCACCTTTGAATTTGAATGTCGCTTCTGTCCCAAAAAGCGGATCTGTGCTATCGACAGTCACTGGTCGGATTCCGCTGTTCAGATACATACGGATGGCAGTCTGGGCGATGATAGGAAAGTCCACTTGACGGAATTTGTCTCCTTTTCCGTGTTCGACGGTCAACTCTGCGTTTTCCCAATCGAGATCGTTTGGAGTTAGCGCCAGAAGTTCACTGTTTCTGATTTCTGTTGTCAGAAGCAAAATAACAATGGCGTAGTTTCTCGGCCAAAGTTCTGGCCGCTTGAGTTTCGCTGGCGGATTATTTCTCCAGAGCAGCAAAACCTGTTCGTCGGTCAGAAGCTGGTCATACGGGCGTTTCTCCAATTTCCTTGTGTCTGGCATCAGGAGTTTTGAAACTGGATTCCGTTCATACCATCGGTTTTCGCCCAACTCCTCAGAAGAAGCGAAATTGTAGAGTGCGGAAAGAACCGTCAGGTATTGCCTGATTGTAGTCGGTTTCTTGCCATCCCTACGCAGCTGATCTCGCCATGCTTGAATGTCCGTGAAGCTTTCTTCTCGTCTGTCCCACAATTTGTTTTCCAACATGAAATCGGAAAACAGTTTGAACACAAACTCTTCGTTTTTGATTGTTGTTTCAGAACGGCCTATCGCTCGAAGGTTTTCTTCGTATGCAATCATTGCTGACCGGAATTTTTCATAGGCGCTTGGAAATCCCATATGAAATCCTCCTTACATTTTTCATTATACTCATAGGGGCAAATGTTTTTTTACATTCTTATGTCAACCTGCCTCCCCTTTGCTTTGCCCCGCTTTGATTCGCAACGCATATCCTTTTCACGGCCCCTCAGAGCATTGCTTCTCCTTTGCATTTCGCTGCTTGACGTAGCCAACCTGCACCACTTCAATGCTGCACAACTCAAAACACTTCCATTCCTTGCCATGCCGTTTCACCGCGTAGCGACTCAATCCGTATCACCGCCCAGCCGTTGCAGATCAAATCGATGCTATACCCTGGCCTTTCGAAGCATTGACGTACTTCACCGTTGCTGTTCCCACCGTCACCGCGCTTTGCCATTGCATTCCATGGCCAGACCGCACCTTGCCTTTCCCTAGCTCTACTAAACTCCGAACCGCTGTTCCATGGCTACCCGTTGCTCAACTAATCCGCCGCTCTGCTTGACTGCGCGATACACTTCCATTGCTTTTCAACGGTGTTCTCAACTATCCTTTGCCGTCGCTATGATTATCAGGGCGCTACACTTCCGTTGCAGTGCCATGCCATGCCACTCAATTCCATTCCATTCCAATGCATCACCCCTCGACACGTCGCCTTTCCCTTGCAGCGCCAGGCCCCGCTATACACTGTGCCGATGCGTTGCACCGCTTAACTCTTCTTTGCCTTACCTTCGCGTGGCTACTCGCTTCTTAACTAATCCTTTGCATTCCTCAGCAGTAGGTAGCTACGCTCCACCTTGCCTTTGCTTCGCCATGTGTTTCCATGCTATGTGACGCCGTTGCGATTCAAAGCAGTGCAGAACCATTGCGTTCCTTGGCACACCTCAGCCTCTTGGTGCATCGCCCTTGCTTCACGTCACCAACCCCCGCATCGCCCCTGCGTTTCTGTGCGCGGCGACTCTTTACTTTGCCATTCCATCGCGCTTCGATTCATCTCAATGCCATTGCCAAACAATGCTTCGCCTCTCGTTCCTTCGCCCTTGCGTTTCTGTGCGCGGCGACTCTTTACTTTGCCATTCCTTTGCTATACCTTGCCAGACCGTACTTTGCCTCGCCTCCGCTACGCATTGCTCAACCCAACCTTGCCGTTGCTTTTCCGCGCGCATCGAGGCGACTCATTTCGATACCCAGCCATCGCGTGTCACTGTTTCTCAATACTTCGCCTTCGCTATGCGAAACATCTCCCAGCGGCTCCGTTGCAGCACTTCGTCAGTCTCCACTTTTCCATTGCGTTGCCGAGATACGCATCGCCCCGCAAAGCCTCTGCTGTTCTTCTGGTTCCAAAACAGAACTCAGCCTGCCCTATGCAGTTCTTGACTGTGCGGCGCTCCACCTCTCCGTTGCTACGCCTTGCGCTGCCTCGCTTTTCCTTTGCTGTGCGCCGCCCGGCACCGCGTACCCGCGCCGCTGCTTCGTTCGGCGGGCCTATCAGCCCGCCTTTTCCTCCGGGAAGAAGTTCGCCTCCTGCATCATGTAACCGAATTTCTCTGCCGTGCCGCCGAGGTTGTTGCCCTCTTCGTCGAGCATCTTGTAGACGAAACGGCCCTTGCCGGAGTTACGCCACTGACCGAGACCACGGAAGAATCCATTGTCCAGCCACTCCATCAGCAGTGCTTCGTGCGCCGGGTCTGCGAGTGTTACGCCGAACTGAATCGTGCTTCCAGCCGGGATTTCCTCGGAGTTTGCGAGGCTCACGCGCTCGCCCTGCGCAGTCTGCGCACGGAGCGGCCGCTGGCATTCGCCGATTTCTCCGTTGACGTTGATGGAAATTGCGCGGGGGAAGGGGAAAATCATACCGTCGATGACCTTCTTGAATGCTTTCAGGCCGCTGGACTTTGTGTACTTGGCACGGGCGAGGGCGCTGCAAGTGTCTTTGAAAAAGCCTTTAATCTGGTAATCCCAGAATACGGGCTTGCCATCGACACGGGGGAATACCGTCATTGCCTTATCAGCCACAGCTTCCGCACCAATCGCTGCAACCTCATCTTCGATTGTGTTTGCGTCCGGAGACTTGGACGCGATGAAGTCACGCGCCACATTCTCGTTACTCGGCCAGGTTCCCAGCACCGGCTCAATGAACGTGAGCTTGATGTACCGTCTGATCGCCTTGGTCTCCTGTGCTTCCTTAGTTGCCTTTGCCATTTTGAATTACCTCCATAAAATAATTGTTGTTTGTGTGATTGCTTACATTTACTGTTCTACCGGAATTCCGGATTTGTCCCGGAAAACTTACGTTTTTCTCGATTTAGTGGCAGTTTGGATTTTCCTTTACGCGGCATTTTACCGTTGTCGAAACATTTCATGTTCTCTGCGGTCGATTGCATCAAGCCTGCGAGTGAGATTTTGGGTGAGCCACAGGTCTTTCGGTGTGTACTCCGACGCATCTTCGCCGGTCTGCAAATAGAAGCCGTCTCTCACAGCTTGAGCTATTCCGTAATCTGCTCGGCTTTCCCGCCAAGCATCGATCACCTTGACCTTGTATCGTTGAAGCTGTTCAATGGTCATCATTTCAATGTCCTCTGAAACAAGCCGTTTTGCCTGTGCTATTTTCAACGTTCTATCTCACCTCTATCTTGCGTGGACTTACAGTCATCTTGCGGAACACACGCTTGCTCACAAGTGGCTACGAATGCTGGCCAAAATGCTTGCAGCATATCTTCGGACCAGTTGAACTTTGCACCGCACACGGGACACTGCTCCGGCATATCCCCAAACTCGTTGCACACGATACTGGAGTGACATTTTGCGCAGAACAGTTCACCGTACTGCTCAAGGAGTTTCCATCTGCTATCCATGTCAGCCTACCTCCTGAACGGACTTATATCCGTAGTCATGATGGACGAACTCTTTCAATTCCTCTGCGGTCATAAGTCTGGCCATCTTATCGATAGCTGCAATGTTGCGGCGGCAGGTGGCTTTTTCGGCCTTCGTCATGGACTCACAATCCAGCCAGTTCCGACGATCCCATTCCATGTATTCGGCAGCAGACATCGGAGTTTCGCACGCCATGTCTTCCGTCTTCCGGAACGCATAAGAGATCTTTCCGTCTTTCGTGAAGTCGATGAACAGCTGGCCGTCGTTGTTGTCCTGCCAGTCAAACACAACATCATTGAAAGGCTTGTCTGGAAAAACGTCCTTCCATTCTTCGATGATCTTGCTCGAAATCTGGTAGTCCTTGAGGTCGAAGTTTACGTCCAGGATGCGGCGCAAATGTTCGACGTTCACGTCGCGGAGAAAAATCCAGTTGCTGTAGTCCTTGACCGAATCGATGTACTCAATGCCGTATCTAGCACGCGAAATCATTCGCTCGGCATAGTTCCATTGATAGTAGTTTGCGACGATGAGCTGCCCGGACGCGCGGACATAGATCTGTGAACGCTGTCCCATTTCAGATACCTCCGTACATCAGATCAGCGACGCGAACGTCGAACGTTTCCTCGAACCAGTGCCAAATTTCCTCCCGATTTGTTCCGGCCGGGAATCCGTGCCATGCTTCCTCGATGCACTCTGTTTCTGGGTTCATCGGCACATCGCCGAACTCGTTCCATAATTCCTTGACTTTCTTCATTGTTTTTGGCCTCCTGTATGGTGTTTTGTCTTACACCTATGTTTCTACCGAAAAAATGGATTTGTCCCACTTCCGAATAAATTTCCTATCGAAAATCATGCTCAAAGAAGTCCTCGCAAGCACGTTCATGGTTGAGAAGTCCTTTTCTGGCCTTTTCATACAATGCGCGGGTGAACTCTGCTACATGAGAGAGTTCTTCGTCTTCTGGCGCATCTTCCGCTTTGTCACGCGCAGAATTCAGCTTCTCGCGCAGGAGCTCGCATTCCTTTTCGCGGATGTTCTTCTCTTTCTCAAGCAGAGAAGCGATAGTTACGAGCGTTGCGTATGTCACGTTTTAGTACCCCCAATCTTGAATGACCTTTCCATCTTTGACGAGCCTCGGAAAGAACTTCCCGCCCGTTGCCTCATCCATTTTCTGCGCGGCCTCCCGCGCCTGATCGACACTCTCAAATGTGCCAATCAGAGCGGGATAGTCGGAATAGCTGTCATACAACGTGTACAACCGCGCACCTCCATTCAAACCGTCGCAAGAACACCGCTCGTGATGAGCAGCGTGGCGGCTGCGGCAAGCGAGGATACGACGATCACGATAGAGGCAATACAGCGGTGTTTGCGTTCCAAATACCGTTTGTACGCCCTCTGTGCGTTTCTGGCGCGCACAACGTCTGCGTGGTGATTAACAAGGTGGCTGAAAACGTCTTCCGGGGTAAGCTCTGGGGCATAGACCAGAGCGGTGCATTTTTCTTTCTTCATTGTGACTGATCTCCTTTTTGATTTTGATTTTACATTTGCTTTGCACTTTTTGTTCTACCGAGTTTTTGCATTTGTCCCGCTGCCTGCGGGGATTTTTTCATGCTGACAACCGGCGCTCGATTTCCCGTGCGCACTGGAACACGAACATCTTGTTCGTCGGTCTGCCTTTATGCCTGTCTACGACGTTTCCGAAGACCTTGTACAAATACTGCGGATTTGCGTTCAGAAACGCGAACTCAATGGAGTGCCGCATACAACGTTCAACCTTACTGGCCGTGGTATTGAATTTCTTAGCTACATCTCGATACATACAACCTGGTCTTTCCGTCGTGACGCTTCCATATTCGCCCTCATACGCGCTCTTGACAGCTTCACTCATGTACGCATATCCGCTTAGATGTGCGGGTATGCCAAGTTCCTTAAACAGATCGTAAACAGCACACTCTGTCTTTGTCATTTTGATTTCCCTCCTGAATTTTTCCTGATGATTGATGTTTGTGAAGCCACCGAGAAACTACTTTTTCGTTCAGTTTCTCGGAAAGACTGCTTGATTCTTCTCACTGCACCACGCAGCCCAAATCTCCGGCACATCTTCGCCGAGATTCAGCCGTTTGAAACAGAACATCATGAACCGGACAAATTCGTCCATGTCATCGACTTTTCCAAGAAGTTTTCTGAATTCGTTTTCCATGGTATTTTCTCCTCTCACATGTTAGAAAGTCTTTCGGTTAAGAACTGCGCCGAATGGCGCTGAATGATTGCGGAGTATATCGCCCGGAGTTTCGGGTCTGCTGCAATAACGGTCAGCTTGTTTACCGCCTGAATTTCGGCGGACTTCGCACCGCCTGCTTTCATCCGCTCCCGCTGGTTATTCACGCGGGTTTCGAGCTTTACACGCGCATCCGCTTCCAGCTCGTCATAGGTCTGCGCGGTAAACTGCTGATAATTCAGGCCGTTTTCAAAACAGACCCGGCGGATTTTCTGGCGCGTTTCATCCTGCCAATGGTCGCGGCTGACAGTAGGGTAGGATAGCGCAGAAAATGCTTCCTGCACGGTTTCCTGCGTGACCTGCGTTTTTTCTTCCAGTGCTTTCATACGCTGCTCCTGCTCCAAGTTGATCTGCACCTGCATGGCGAAAAGCTGCGCCGTGCTCATGGCTTTGGGCGCAGAAAGTTTTTCGTGCATTTCATCGAATGCTGTGACGTATGCCGCAGTGAACAGGACGCCCTTCTCGCCGGTCATTTTGTTCGCCACCATATCGCAGCCTTTTTTTGTGATGAGGTAGCATGGGCGCGTCTCACCTTTGCTGTCCGTATAGGTAGATGGGATGAAGAAATCAACCAGCGCAAAATTGCGCTCGTTAGAATTCCCAATGATTTCTGCGTAGTTTCGGATGTCCCGCAGCAGTTCCTTATGGTTCTTCCCGGTCATTTCCGCGACTTCGCGGCTGTCTACGACTTCCACGCCGTTTTCGCTGATAATTTGTAACTTGTTCAAATATTACACTCCTTTTGTTCGTATCTTGTGGATTTTCCTCTGTGTTCAGTATAACAACCGGTGCAAATCATTTTTTACATTGTTATGTCTACCTGAAAAAGAGTATAAAAATCCCCGTGAAAAGCAAAGTTACACTTGCAATTTCACGGGTCATCCTGTAATATAGATACAGAGATTGCGCGAGAAATTGCGTGATTGTCTAACGGAGCAATCGTAGTTGGTCGCCAAACTAGCCTACGGTTGCTCTTCTTTTATTGCTTTTCTTCTTGCCGATGCTCCTGCTTGCATTCTTCACGAACAACATATTCTTTGCAGGCCATCTTGATAAGTGAGGAAACGGAAATTTCCTTTTCCTTTGCGATTTTCTGCAAGCGTTCGTACAAATCATCGGAGAAGTTTATACTCCTAATCATCTTTGCCCTCCTTTCATTGACTATTATAGCCAATATGGCTACTAAAGTCAACACTAAATTTGTGATTCAAGAAAGTTTTTCTATTTTTCTATCTACATGAAATATGTAATTTGTCCCGCTCGAAAAATACGAACGAATTCTATTGCTGATAAAAAATTGTTTGAACATTGAACGGAGGAAATTTTATGGAAAAGGAAACGCACGTTGGAGAAATGCTGGCGCAGTGCATTGAATCTGAATATGGTGTAAAAACTGAGCAGTATTTTATATGGGAACATACAGACCAAGTTCCAAACGAATTGCTTGCAAGATATCTTGATTTGCTCCATAGAAATAACGCTAGGTTTCTAAATGTCATACGAAGCGAAGACGGAATATCGATTATTCGGTATGTCGATATACGTCGTCGCAACGAAAACGATGATTGGTTTTTTGCCGAGTATAGAGACATTTTCCGTAACTACCTGCACGAACATGATGAATTTTCTGTATCCGTAAAAATAAGATTATGGGGGGACCGCACTTGGGAAAGTATAGATTCGATACCTTATATCTGTGATTTGACGAAAACATATAACTACATATGTTTTCCAAGCAACTATGTACAGACGGTGACTGCTATTTGTAAGAAATACTGCGGAGAAAATGTGGAAATTGCTCAGGTTCCAAATACACCTGATTGGTCATATACTCTCCGAAAAGAGGATGATTGCTTTGCACGATGGTTTGTGCAGCATAGTAATCACAACAAGCCTGTAGAAGAAATTCTACACAGAAATGGGGTCCCGTGCATCGAGGTCATAGATGAACGCGGTAAAATCCGGATTGTAACTACAAGCTATGATGACTATAAATCTCAGAGACATAACATAGGCTTTCGGATAGACCTCAATCACGCGCTGCGCAGTTCATGGGAAGCTAATATCGCCAGGCTCTTGAGTTCAAAACATATTCCATACGAATATGAACGAGAAATGTTTGATCTTGGGGAAGGACTATGCTATACACCGGACTTTTTCTTGCCGAATAGCGTTATTGTAGAAGTAAAAGGCTATTGGGGAAACGAAAGCCGCAAAAAGGTTATGTTATTGCAAAAAAATCACCCGGAGTTAACGGTGCTACCTCTGGACAGCGATATGTACTATACAATCCAATCTAAATACTCTGGACAAATAGCCGGATGGGAAGGAAATGAAAAGGCGAAACTGGTTGTGGAAACTGTGAGTATTGTAGGAATGAAATTCTGCGCCAGTAAAGACACCTTGAAAAATCTCACTGTCGGTGACTCGCTTATTCTTGAACGAGAACCCGAAAACAAATACGACAAAAATGCAATATTAGTGAAAAACTCCTGTGGATTCCCAGTTGGTCATATTTCTGGAGATTGGGCGGCTGTCTACGCACCGAAGATGGACGCAGGCATGACATATCATGCTGAAATAGTGGAAATACAGCCTAGTTCAATTCACGCAAAGGTTAGGCGGGAGAATATCCACGCTGAAATCCTATACGCTTTTTTAAAATAATGCCCCTACATTTTCTCCTACGCGCCTACCGAATTTGTCCCGGAATGCTTAATATTTACTCTATTTCCACAATAGCACACATGTGCGGTCGAAACGTGTCGCAAAGCGTCGAAAAATACATATAGCGTACAAAAGAAAAGCCGCCCGTATGGGCGGCTCTCTTTCATGTTTAGTAACCATTATGTTCAACGCCGTACACGGCCTGATCATGCGTGAATCCTTCGTATTCCAGTTGTTCAATTAACCCTTGTTTTGAGAAAGAAGAATATTTGAGATACGAAGCGGCAGAAAGCACAGCTTGTTCATTCCAGTCGGCTCCGCAATGATCGACCGCGTAAGTTGCTTCTGACGTTGAATACCCCTCGTATTCGAGTTGGTCGATCAGCCCTGAATAGGAGAACGCGGAATACTTCAAGTATGACTTTGCACTTTCCAGAGCGTTACGCTCTCCCATCGTAGCACCGGAAGATGATGGCGCACTTGAAGCAGCTCCATCGACCATGAATTTTCCAATTCCATTTCTGGACTCATACACCACTACGTCAGAATCGTAAATGCGCCCTACAACGTCGATTCCCAGAAACTCGTGCGTAGAAGCAGAGGAACCGTCAAGAGCGTCGCACACATTTTGGAGGGTCCCTAAAGATGCCATTTCTGCGGAACCAAAAATATGAACGCTGAATTCGTATTCACCGGTTCTTTCGTTATAATAGTGATTGTGGTCTACACTTTCCAATGCTTCATCCAACAAGGAATCCGTAATTTCAATCTTACTGGCCAATTCATCGCTCACTTTTTGACGGTTGTCTGATTCAGCCTGTGCTGGAAGGGGCGCTTTTTCTTCTTGCGGCGTGGCAGATGGCTTGGATTTGACTGTACAAGCAGCCATAGACAATGCGAGAACAAAAGAAACGAGTACGCAAACAATCTTTTTCATAGAAATTCCTCCTTAAATTTTGTGTGTTTGCTTCTACCTTTTCTTCTACGCAAAATCTGCATTTGTCCCGCCCACCCTTAAATTTTCTTGGTTTGTTGACATTATATTATTGTACCGTTAAAATAAAAAAGCCCACCTTCCGGTGGGCGGGGCGCTGCATGGAGGTGGCAGACGGTCGGCACTTCCTATAAAGGAGGTGTTGCGCATGGCTACATGGACTGAGATCTTCTCGTTCTCCACCGTACTCATCGCATTTGCGGGTTTGATTGTTCAGATCTGCAAAAAGAAATGACCGCCATCAGCATAAAGGTTAGGTCAAATCCCATAGGCATCCTTGGCTGACCGCTTGTGGCAGCGCCCCTTTTTCTTCATTATACCGCAAAAACTGAATGTGTCAATGAAAACCAGAATCGTCCGAACGTGGATGGCTCTGGTTTTCTTGGTTTTCAACCATTTTCGTGACCTCGCGGAAATGGTAACTTGCGTATAACTTGCTTACAACTTGCGTACAACTTGCTTACAACTTGCGTGTGTTTTTCGTGCGTTTCGCGTGCTATTTTCCCATAGTTGAATGGAGCGTTGCGACCAACTTGCGACCTGCTTGCAATCTATTTCGTGACCTCACGAAGTTGATTCAAATCCGCACAACGGCAGACTTGTACAGTTTCTTCACACCGTTCACGACGACTACCTCGCGGTTCTGCGAAACGATTTCCTTCCCATAGGTTTCGATAGGGGAAATATCATTCGCGTCGCAGGAAGCCTCCAGCGCCACCAGATCGCCGGGTTTCAGCGGCAATCCAGTCGAGGCGGAAATAAATTCGTTTTCTTGGTTTATCCGGTACTCGCCGGGTTTGTAGAACATCGGCATCCCTCCAATCTCATCCCATTCTAACATATAGATTCTGAAATTTCTACATGACTTGGAAATTTAGGCGGTAACGCAGAGCTTATAACCGTACCGCTTGATGTGGGAAAGCGGATAGTACAGATTCTCAGCCCGCGAAATCCATACCGGATTCTTGCAGTTGCTGATTCTTCCTTTTTCGAGCACGATGTTTTGACCACGCTTCTGAACTGTGATTTTCGCACCAAGTGGGAGATTTTGCAGACTGTTCGGGTTTTTCCTATCAGCAGCCTTTTGCGCCGCATTGTTCCGGCAATCCTCTCGCCATTCCAACGCCCATTCGTCATCACGCGGAGAAAGCAAATTCAGAATGGAAACCGGGCATTCCCGTTCACAAGGCCCCATGGATTCATCCATGTCCTTGTAACCAAAGTTGCAGTATTCGCGGCTGTCTACGCTCGTCAGGCATACGCCAGCGAAAACGTATGGTTCCTGGCCGGGTCTGCTTCTCTCACAAGCACCGTACCACGTCGCGCCCACCATTGCGGACTTCAAAACGCGGCATTTGTCTCCGGTTTCTTCATTGTTCCATGTGTACAGATCGTCGCACTCTGCTTTGCGGTCAATGTTGCCCTTTCTATCGTAGAATTTTGCACACTGCCAAGTCCAGCCCATTTTATGTACCTCCCAGTTTTCTTGGTTTTTCTGTTCTGCTTTTGTATCTACCGGAAGCGGGAACTTTGTCCCGCCTCCGGCAAACTTTTTGTCAAATGGAACGATAGAACATGCTGTCGATGTAATCACCGATGCAGAGCGCCCACTTGTCGCCCTCACACGTCCAGCGGATTTTCGGTGTTCTTCGGATGTTCTCGCCTGTCGTCTGGTTTTTCAGCGTGACGGTCGTTGCGGTCGATTTGACAATTTCCCATACCTGTTTGACGCGATGTCCATCAACATATGCGCCGATTTCAAATGTTTCTCCAACCTTGAATGGGTGAGTCGGCTTTATCGTTTCCTCTGCTTTGACGATCTCCAAAATCTCAGCGTAGGCGGCAGTCAGATTGAATCCGTTCGGGGTGCGATAGATAATGTTTTTCGGGCCGGTTCGCAGCACGGTGCAGTTGTTGTAATGCTTGATTTTCACGACATAGCCCGGCTTGATGTTCTCTTTGCTGAACTGCACGCCGCCCAGATCGTCGATGCAGGACTGATAATAGCAGAGGCGGGAAATCTCGGATTCCAGACGCTCTTCTGCGTCTTCAATCCAGCGCTCGATCTCTGCACGCTCGATAGGCGTACCATCGAAGCGCTTCTGCTGTTCTCCCATTCCGTCGCATTCCAGCATGGCATGGTAGTGGTCGAGATTTTTCTGGATGGCCTTGATGTTCTTCTGTGCGTCTTTCACGCGGCGGTCGCAGAATGCCTTATCCTTGGAATTTTCCAGATTTGCTGTTCTGCGTGCGGCTTCGGCACGTTCGGCGTAGTATTCCGATTTTTTGAACTCGTCCATGCCGCGCTCAAAGGCGGCAAACATTTTTTCGCGCTGGCGCGTGAAGGTACGCCCGGAGGATGTGTTGATGTTGGGCTGGGTGAAGAACGCAATATCGCCGCGCCTGGCGTTGATGGGCTTTTGCAGCTGTTCGCCGCGCTGCTCTGCTGCATCGGCGCGCGCGTCCATGCGCTCGGCTCGTTCTTCCGCGCGGGCTGCTTTGCGCTCCATTTTTTCCTCGAAGGAAAGAAGCTCACCCGTCTTTCCCTGATTCTCCGCGCCAAGGCTCTTTGCAACCTGTTCTGCGCGCCAGAGGTTCGGGATTTTTGCGCGGCTGACCCAACAGCCGCCGTATCTTGAAAAGAGGAAGTTGCTTTTGATGGTGGATTTTTGATCGTCAGAAAGCGCCTGGTATTCGGATTTATCAAAATGAAGCTCCAGCTTCTCGGTTTCTCGGTTGATGATGTAATACATGGTTTTTCTCCCTTCTTATCTAAAATCGTGCGATTCAAAGTCTTCTATGGTCACGTTCTTCTTGTGCAACTTGTTCTATGTGCGCCCGGACACACTGCGGAAGATCCTGTTTGTAGTAGGTGATTTCTCCGCTAGAGGATATGTGGGCGACCGTCTGATAGTCGTGATTTACCTCTTTCGCCCTGTTCCATACCGTCAGCCCATTTCCGAGATACCCAAAGCCGAGTCTGTAGTCATCTTTCATGGCGGTTTTCTCCCTTCTCATCCTTGCCGAGTTCGTATGCTTCCATCAGGGCGTCCCGAAGTCCCCAAACAGCAACATTGAGAAAGTCCTCGCTGTCTGAGTTGCGCGTTTTCAAGTCTCCACGATCTGCAACGGGCGGCATATGCTGCATGGCAATTTCCAGAAGCTTACGTTCCGTTTTTTTGCTGTATTTCATGGTTGCACCTCCGGTTTCTGTTCTGGTTTTATATCTACGGGAAAAGGCGGGATTGTCCCGCCATTTTTAAAATCAGGCGCTGAGAATGTCGTAGACCTCCTGCGTTTCGTAGCGGATGACCGCGCGCCCCTGGCTGTCCTCGCCGTCGTACATGGGACCGCAGAAGTTCTTGAGCTTCGGTGCGCCCTGCAATTCCGCTCGGCACGATACGCTGCGGAACTCACCGGAAGTCTCAAATGCTTTTTTTAAGTGTTCGGCAGTTTCATACGTTTCGACGATCATGCGCGGCTGCGGGTCATCCGGGTTCATGCTGACAACCTTGTAGACCTTACCCTTCTGCTGAATCTCGGACAGGTGAACGCGCTCGGATTCTTCGGAAATCTTCTGTTCTTTCGGGAAGCCATCGACCAGACCGTAGAACATATTCTTGTCAAAGCAAAGGAAGCTTCTGGGCTGCTCCCATGTTGTTTCCTGCCACCCGGAGAAGATTGCCACGGGCTTTGTACCATAGACGCGCATTCCATAGACTGAGCGGCCACCGCGCTTTTTGAAGTAGATCGTCAGCGCGTCTTTGTACTGCGCATAAGGCTTGATATCTGCGGAATGTGCGTTGATGTGCAAAAAGTACACACCGCCGAACTCACTTTCGGTTACGATGGTCATTTTGGGATTCTTGGAACCGGCTGCTGCGTTCACAGCGTCGGCGATTTCCTGGAAAATTTCGAGTTGCGTCATTGTATGAAACCTCCTGTTTTCTTGGTTTTCTCTACACTTTTATTGCTACAGGGAAAGTACGTTTTGTCCCACTTGCATTCATTTTTGTGTTTTTTGTTAGTGGACTGGACATTGGAACAGAACGCAAAGATCGGCTCTGCTGGCGATCTCGTTGATGCGTTGGGCGGTCGTGTTGCCGAGGGAAAACACAGCGATAAAGTTCACGTGGCAGTCGTCCGGGGTGAAGATCGGCTTGCACTCAACGCCCAGGGCGCGGAGATATGTTGTGATGTTGGCGGCTTCCATGACTTCGTGCAGCGCGTCGGCGTAGCACTCGCGGTAAAGGTCCACGCCGTATTTGTCGCGGATGGCGTCGAGCTGGTCCCCGTCGAAAAGCTCCGTGAACGGCTCGTATTTGTGCGGGGTGGACAGGTGCGCGGCGATGATCTCGCTTCTGCAAGGCCAGTATCCAGCGGTTTTCATTTTGTGAACCTCCTGTTTCTCTTGGTTTTCTCTACACCTATATATCTACCGGCGCAGTGGCATTTGTCCCGCTGCTCCGGTACTTTTTCATTCGACTTCCTGCTCGGAGATTTCCCAGCTGTAGACCGTGGCCTGTTCCAGATAGTCGCGCCCACACCGGCCGAGGTGAATGCTCATGGGTTCGTCCCACGACATATCCTCGTCCCAGAAATCTTCGTCGTACTCCGCGCGGATGGCTCCAGCTCCGGCCACGATCTGCGCACGGGCTTTCTCTACCGTTGAGGAAACACCCAGGACTTCCACGCCCTCATTGTCGGGCGTATCCCAATGATGAACCACTACGTAAACGGTCATGATTTTGTCCTCCCTCAAATGTAATACCAGACGATAAACTTGTTTTCTCTGCCGTCGGCGGATCGCCACGGCGTCATGTGCGCCTTGCGGCGCTGCTTTTTGCGAGCCGCCACAAATGCGGCGGCTTGCTGTTCTGTGCTGAAAAATTCAAAGGTTTTGCGGTACTGGTTTCGTTTCATTTATTTCTCTCCTGCGTGATGCGAAGTTCGTGAATCAGGTCTTGCAGTTCATACAGTTTTTCAATCTGCGTTTTTGTCAGGTTTTTGTTGTGGAATTTGAAATAACTGAGAATTTCGTCGATGCTACGGATAATCTCGCTGTATAACATGGTTTTTCCTCCTGTTCTGGTTACGCCGACTGCTCGGCAGGCTCTGCAAATTCCTGCGAAATTTTGAAAAGCACCATTTTTTTGAGCGCTTGCCTGCTCATGGTTTTTTCGTCGTAGCTGCTCGGTCGGCCCCAGATACGGACGCGAAAAACGCCGTTGTCAATGTCCGCAATTTCGCGGTATACGCAGACCGTCACACCGCCCGAGAAGCAGAGCTTTAAAGCGTTCAATGTGCTTGCATCGCCCCGGAAGATCTTCATGCCTGAATCAAACAGTTTCGCGGCGGTTTCTTCGGAAAATGCAAGGGCGTGATGCTCGACGTTCTCAAAACAGCCGAAGACGTTTTTTACGTCGTAGTTCGCAATGAATTGCATGATGCCGCCCCCTCTCACAGAATGAACTCGATGAGCGAGTCCGCGCACAGGATAATGATGAACATGACTGCGATGGCCGCGCCGGTGAAGAACATCTGCAAGCCGCTGGATTTGTAATAGTGTTTCATTTTTGCGCCTCCGTTTTTTGTTTTTTCTTTACACTTATACTTCTACCGGAAAAACGGATTTGTCCCGGAAAATCAAGAAATTTTCTGCTTTTATGGTAGGCAAGAAATTGATTCAGCAGAGGCAAACAACAGAAAAACGCCGGGCGAATTTCGCCCGGCGTTTCAGCAGATCGACTCATGCGGTCAGCGGCTGCACCTGCGCTGCCGTGAAGAAATGGGAAAGTTTCAGTCGGCAGTAGCCGCGCGCCTCGTCGTCGCCATCCAGCGGTTCTTCGGCTTCTTTGCGCTTGCCGTTAATGTACTTCCAAATGGGGAAAGACGCGACAGCGTGCTCACCCTTGCGGACGATAAAGCCGCGCTGCTTCCAAGCGTTGAACGTGTGGATTTCTTCGGGGATTTCGAGTTTTTCGGTGCTTCCGTCCTCGTTTACCACGTCGAGGAATCGGCCTGTGCCTTTGAGAATGCCGTCGTTCATTAACCGGACGGAAACGTCAAGAATGATTGCTGCGTTAGTCATGAGTAAGTACCTCCGTTTTGTCTTGTCTTTCTATCTTTATTTCTACCGGAAATCGGCGTTTGTCCCGCACTGGATAAAGAAAAAACGCCGGAATTTCTTCCGGCGCTACGTTCCGTGTTATGTAATAATTAAAACCTGTTTCCTGCGGAATGGAGAACCGTTTCTCGCCTCCCATCAATCCCAAACGTGTTCTTGCAAGTATGCGTCCCACTCAGCATTTGCGGCTTTTAGCGCTTGCGCGTAGTCTCCGCCGTTGATGATACTCTCAAGTGCTTTTCGGCCTGCGGCGGATTTCGCATAGTGTGGAGAATGCGACATTTTTTCCGCTTCCAGAAATGCGGCTGCGCGTGGATATTTCGCGCGCATGGCATCCATGTCATACTGCGGACGTGGACGGAGACCAACGCCGGAATCTCCGCGCTCCATATTTGCCATGAACTCTTCGTTCCAGGCTTCAAGGTCTGCCAACGCGGCTCGAATTTCTGCAAGGCCGGAAATTGCGTCGATTTTCTCTTGATACTCCCGCGCGTCGCGTTTCTTAGCTGCATCGCGTTCTGCAAAGTATTCCAAAATTTCTGGTTTTCGCTTTCTCAGGTTCGCCATAATTTCAGCACGCGCTGCCGGCTCGTTCGGGAGTATACGCGCCCAAATTTTATCTGGATTAAGCCAGCAAAGATCATATCGCCTTACGATCTCTTCAATCGTCATTTCTTCTGCTTTTTTCATGCTGCCCCCGTCCTTTACTGCCATTTTGCGGCACACCGCGCAAGAACGCGCCCGCTTCCGCTTCGAATGCTTACGGTTCCCTTGATAGCGTCGCCGTCCAAGCGTTCCGCCGATTCAATGTAAACCGTGGTGATCATCTCGTCCTGCGTGAACAGGAACCCGTCACCATACTCCGTTTCTGCAACTTGCATAAAGTCGGGCAGTTCAATTTCTGTGTGGAGCCAAGTACCGGGGTAGTTTTCCTTCGCCTTGGCCTTGATTATGATTTTATCCGGAACGTTCCGGAAATCAGAACGGATGCGGTAAAGATGTGCAATCATGGTGTTCATCCTCCAATTTTTTGTCGTATTTTGTTTTGTTTTGATTCATCTGATGTTCTATTTTATATTCTACCATATTTTTTGGATTTGTCCCAGCTTTTTGTGAAAATTTTTCAACTTCTGAAATCTCTAGTTTTCTCGGTTTAGCTGGTTTCGGTGATCTGCTGGTTTTGTTGGTTTTTCCCGATTCCTGATTTTTTTGGTTTTCTCGGTTTCGCTCCGTCCATTTGTTTCCTTGGTTTTTTTGGTTTTTCTGGTTTTCTCGGTTCTTCTGGTTTGCTTGGTTCATCAAAAACAGTGAATATTTATGCGCATAAAAGAGGCGCGGAAGTGAATCACAACCGCGCCGCCGGGCGTATCATATTTTGCGGTAAACGCAGCCCGTCCACGCTTGGCATGTCGTGCCGTCGCAAGTCGCGCCGCGTCGTTTGCAGTCAACGCAGATCGGATTCAGCTTCTCAGCGTCCTTTTCAAGCCATTTCACAGATTTGATATAGTCGCAGATGTCGCGGCTATATTCGCCGTTTTCAACGTAAGCGCAAAGTTCACGCTGCACGTCGGATTCTTCGCCATTTTCCATGGCCTCAGCAATCGGAATCACGATTTCCGGGAAAACGTCGAGGTAGCCCATGACGCCGGTGTAAAAATCGCCGGGGACATACTCTTTTCCGTCTTTACGGTCGAGAATCAAATCAATAATCATTTCGTTCGCTCCTTTTCACTGGCCGCGCTTCGTGCGCGGCTTTTTCTATCTTTATATCTACGCGATTTTTCAATTTGTCCCGGCCATCGGCAAAAAATTTTCAGAGAATGCAAAAGAAAAAGCAGCGCCCGGCTTTCGCTAAGCGCTGCTATACCCCGAAGTTTTCCGGGCGCTCTGTTCAGTTTTTCGGTGTCCGTCCATCAGCCCCGGAGTTTTCCGGCGTCCCTGTTCAGGCCGTCAGTCTCCCGGAGTTTTCGACCCTGCCTGTTCAGGCGGTAAGTCCCCAGAATTTCCGGGAGCCGTCTGTTCAGGCTTGAATTTTTTAAACGCAGATAAAGCGGCCTGCTTGCGCTCGAATGCGTCGGCCTCGGCTGCCGACTCCAGCGCCTGCCGTGCCCATGTTGCGGGGGCCGTTCCTGCAAGTTTTGCCGCGTGACTTGCAAGCCGCGCCACATCTGCCGGGAGCGTCAGCGCGTCCGCGCCTGCCGCCTGCCCAGGCTGCGCCGCCTGGATGATCTCAGCCGCAGGAGCCGCGCCGCCGTCCGCGCCTTCCCGCAGGCAGTCCGCGACGTAGGCCGAGAGCGCCGCGTTGACTGTGATACCACGCGCCGCGCACCACGCCCGGAACGCCTCGCCGTCCGCCTTGCCCACGCGCACGCCCAGCGTTACACGGTTTGCCTGCTCCCACTTATTATGCGCGCGGCGCTCCGCGTCCGTCCGCGCCCCGTTTGGATTCTTTGCAATCGGCATTTTGTATACCTCGCTTTCGTTTGCTTCTTGCCTTTTATTCTACCGGCGCGGGCCGGTTTGTACCATCGGCAAAATGTACAAAATATACGATTAACATTTGTTGAAAATTTCACAAAATATGTGATTAACCATCAAAAACTCCCGAAAGTGGTACAAATGCGAACTTTTCAGCATAAAATACAGTTAATCACATATATAAAATACGGTTAATCGCAACAAAACGGCCATTTTGACAATACAGTTAATCGGATATATAATCAAGCCATCAAATGAAACAACGAACGCCCCGCAAGGCAAAGGAGAGAAAGTGAAAATGTATCTAATCTCAGCAAATGACTTGTACACAGTTGTGTGCTTAATCCACAGGCTGCCGGATCGCTACATCAAAAACGGAGACCACTACGACGGAGTTTACAACGAGCTGACGCGGGCAGAGCTTAAGGCGATCTGCTCCCGCGGAATCAAAGTTTAATCAACCACACGCCCACACGCCCACACAAGGAAGGAGAACACAATATGAAAATGAATGCAACCGAGATCACCGCCCGCCGCGAGCAGATCAAGACCACCCGCGCGAACATCAAAACCGTGGTAAACATCTACCGCGAAACCAGCGGCCGGACCCCCGCCGAGACCGTCGCCGCTATCGTGGAGCGGCTCGGATACGATACCGCCCGCGAGGCTATCGCCGAGATCATCAACACCGTCGGCGAGTGGGACGGCAGAATCTGGCCCAGCTCCCGCGAGTGGGCCGCCACCATCGAGAACGCCGCGACCCGTGACGAGCTGGAAGCAAAGAGCATCTACCAACCCGCAGAAATCCACCCCGCGCACATCAACCAGCTTGCGCAGGCTATGAGCAAGTACGCGCCGCCCGCACCGCAGGAGCAGGAAGCACCCGCGCAGGAAGCGCGGGACACCGCTGAGATCATGCAGCAGGCCGGAGCCGTGACGCTCCCGCAGCGCGTCGCCCTGTACGTGCCCAGCACCACGGACACCGACAAGCCCACCGACAACGCCGCGCAGGTCGAGCGCGTCGCCCGCGCGTTTTGCGGCTGGTTCGGCGGCGCAACCGCCCAGGAATCAACCGGCTTCTGGATGTCCGACACCGCCGGACTGGTCCGGGAGTCCGTGACCATCGTATTCGCCGCCTGCACCGCCGACCAGCTCCGCGAACGTCTGCCGGACGTGCTGACGCTGGCCCAGCAGATCAAGCAGGATATGGCCCAAGAGGCCGTGAGCGTGGAACTTAACGGCGCGCTGTACATCATTTAATCACCAACCACCCCGGCGGCACACGCCGCCGGGACAACCGGAAAGGATGTTGAACAGTGAAACACGAAACCGCACCATCCCCGGCAATCATCGCCAAACTGACGAACGAACAGCTTTTAAAAGCGTGGGAAACAACGGAATTTCTCAGCACATCACCGGAAACCGCGATCACGCGCGGCTGGATCATGGACGAACTCGAAAAGCGCAACCCCAGCGCGTTTAATGCGTGGCTGGATTCAGAAAGCCCGGAAGATTCCACCTTGCGCCGGTACTTCACCGAGAACTGAAAGGAGCCTACACCATGCAGAAGATCAACATTAGTCCCACGGACCGCCCGCAGTGGCACACGCCCGCCGAGATCCGCGCCGCAGCCGCCGAGGGCCTGCGAATCGACTACAACGCCGGACGCGGGCACGTCATCCGCTGCCGCAAGGCCGCGAACGTCAGCGGCTGGATCACCGCCGTGACCGAGGCCGGATCAATCATCCGCGCATGGGCCGGAGAATTCACCGTAGCCGGAGAGGAGAGCAACACATGAAACGGATACAGATCATCACAGGCGCAGCAGCCATTCTGACCGCCCTGACTGCCTGCACAAGCCCCAAGCAGGGACAGCTGACAACGGACACCACCCCGGCCCAAATCGTAGCCGTGGAACGCGTCAGCGCCGACGTGGACGCAGTAACCGGCGAGGACACGCGCGGCGAGTGCTGGACATGGTACACCGACGCCGGAGACTACCGCAGCGGCGAACGCGTGCAGCTGACGTTTGACGGCCCCGCAGTAATCGACGCAACCCCGGCAGGCTGACGCACTACCAGCTTCCCCGGATACCCATAGCAGAGCCGCACCGGGCACCAAAGCGGCCCCGCCCCATCAAATAAACCGGATAAAGGAGATCATAACCATGAGCAAATCACAGATCATGCGGCAGGCGTGGAGCCTGTACCGCGCCACCGTCGCGGAGTTCCCGGAGACGCGCAGCCGCGCACAGTTCGCGCTTTGCCTGAAAGAGGCGCACAGAGCCGCCCAAGCCGCCACAGCAGCCCGCCGCGAGTGGGAGAACATGAGCGGCGAGGAACAGTATACCGCGCTAATCCGCATGGCGTGGACCGTAAAGCACCGCGCAGAGGCCACCGGACGCGCGGCCGATACGGAGTGGATACGCACCCCGGACGACGCGCAAACCGTAGCCGCTGAGGCATGGCCCCGCGTCGCTCCCGCCCTCACCCGCAACGAACAGGCCGACGAGCCGCACACCCTTACACACATACTCTTTGCGGCCTGCACTCAGGCCGTACACACCATAGCCCGCGCAGAGTATCGCCACATCTCCAACTGCTACCAACTCACCAGCAGCGCAGACGCGGACGGCGACGACTGCACACAAACGCCGCTGGACATCCTGCCGAGCGTCACAGCCGCCCCCATCAGCAGCAGCCCCGAAGACATAGCCACCACCCGCGCCGCTATCGAGGCCGCAGCCGCCGACAACATCGACCGCGCGATCATCCGAGCACTTGCCGCCGGGCACACCGTCCGCACCATTGCCGCCGCCCTTGGCATGAGCAAGAGCGCTATACAGCGCCGAATCGATAAGATCCGCGCCCGCTACCTTGCGCAGGCTTAACCGCCTGCCAAGGCCCCCCGCAGCCCCTAGCCAACCACCAGCACCACCACAAGCCGCCACACCGCCCCAACAGCCCCGCACAGCCTCTACACGCCCCGCACACACTCCCGCAGTCACTCCATATTATATCGCGCGCGCGTGCGCGTATGCGGGCGCGTCGCGTGCGTGCGCGTGCGTTAATTGCGCGGGCGAGTATTACACTCTATTCTATAGTTCTATGCACCAACATCCAACCCACCGCCAGCCCCTGCCGCCCATCCCTGCCAACCACCATGCAGCACCACGCAAGCCAAGCAAGCACCATCCAACAGCTACTTACAGCACACCACAACAGCCGCGCGGGGAAAGTGTTCCCGGCTCCGCTCTGTTCAGGCGGAAACAAACGGCAAAATCTCCACCCGCGCCACATTGCACACCAACGGCAAGCCGTAGCAGGCCGGGCGTGTCACGTAAAAAGTCGTGAAAAGTTCGGAAACTTGCAAGAAAATGAATGCAAACTTGCAAAAATGGACTGATACCGTTTACATTATAGGGCATAATGTAAACGACATACGCCCAAAAATGCAAGAAACGTGTCAAAACGAAAGACCACCCCCCATTTTACAAGACCAGGACGCGCCCAAAATCGGAGAACGCTATAAGCACTTCCCCCTCTGACCATGTTCCGCGAAACGACACCAAAAACGGGCGTAATGGTTGAATGGATACATCGCCGCATCCATGATGCAAGTGTGGAATGGTGCAACCGGTGGGATAAGATGGATTCCATATACGCCTGAATATGCTTTTGCAACGTCGGCTATGGCCGGCGCTTTCTTTTTACCTGAATAGACATGGGGGAGGGGGGTATTTTCCAAGTCTGAGTCAAAATTTTGGAACGGATATGGGGGCATACCTCAAAAATAAAATTTGCGCGGTTGCCTTACGGCAACATATCGGGTGTCCTACGGACATGGGACACATATTGCATAGGTACGAATCAAGTGTGCATCGGCTGATGGGCGGCGTGCGGCGGGATGGTATGCGTAAATGGAGCGGTTGACATAAGAATGTAAAAAAACATTTGTTGGCATGAGTATGATGAAAAATAGAGGGGGCGATAAATCAATGGACATTCGAAAAATGCGCAAGGAAGATTTCGAGAAAGTTCCGGGACGGGAACGTTTTGACAGTAAAGAACCTGCGTTTGATAGTCTGGTCATCATTCCAATGGAGGACAGTTTGGGACGTGAAACATGGGGGCGGATGGACTTTGTAGGATGTGTGGGACCTGAACCGGTCGTGCGGCTGTCTGGTGCGTCAGAAACATTAGATTTGGAAGGACATGGCGGACATGGAGAGTGGATGGGACCGTGTGATTATCGGAAGATGGCGCTGCCGGCGTGGTCGATAGACTGTCTGCCGTGCGGGTATCTGCGGATCTTCTGCAAAGGGCAGATCAAGGCAGGGGGTTCGCTGACATCATTTGAGATTTTCTCAAAGGAAAGGCGGCGGTGAGATATGGCATGGGAATTTTTTAACTGCGACTGGTGCGGAAAGAAAGTGCGGCGGAAGCAAAGATACAGGCCGAAAGGATACCAACATAAGTTCTGCTCCTGCGAGTGTGCAGCGAAGTGGCGAGTAGCGCATGGGTGCCACGGCCAGCTGCCGTCAAGCAATGAAACCAAAAGGCCAGGGGCGCTGCCGCACACGGATTGCGACATTCAAATCACAAAGAAGATTGACCTGTTTCCGGAGTTTCGGCCGGAAGTTGGGGCGTTGTATCGTGCGGAACGGTATGCCGGGTATGCGGGCATCAAACAAATCGGATATGTCATTCAGGTCAATGGGCATCGGGTCAACATTCGTGAGAACGAATGCGTAGAAGTTTGAAACGACAATGGGAGGAAAAACAGTTGCGAGAAATTACGTTCAGAGGCAAGTCAGTAAACAATGGTGAGTGGGTATATGGCTATCTGATTGGCCGCGCGAATGACACAGGGCGCGCGTGTGAAGGGAAATTCTTCATCGACAATGGGGAGCCGTTCAATAAAGCTGTGGAGGTCATTCCGGAAACGGTCGGACAGTACATCGGGCTTGTTGACAGAAATGGCGAGAAAATCTTCGAGGGTGACATCTTGAGCGTCGAAGGCGTTCCACAGCTGTACTCCGTTGAGTTTACCACAGCAGATGCCTCATTTGCAGTCCGGAACTGCAAAGACAGACGGTACGCCACGAATCTTACGGTGGACGACCAGAATGAGCTTCATCGGTGTGGCACGATCTACGACCAGGAGGAATCTGCGTGAAACTCAGTGAAAAGTTTTTCGCACGGACACTCAGTCTGCTTGTGATATTGCTTATAGCATTGCTAGTGGTCGAGTTTGTGGTGGCAGGTGAATGTGATAAGAACGCCACCAAAACAGAAATCGTAGTGGAACACAGTCAGCAACGATTTCAACGGGTCATCAAAGACAATTATTCCGCTCTTATCGTGTACGTCGATACCGAAACAAACGTGATGTATCTGCGTCGGATCGGTGACGGTGGCATTTGCGTGATGGTCGATGCTGAAGGGAAGCCGCTTCTGTGGGACGGAGGAACGACGAAATGAACAGGATAGCATTTGCGGACAAAACTGGAATTTTCGCATGGTCAGATGTTCAAAACTGCCTCGATACTCTTCCGCAGCGCGATGCTGCTTCCCGATTCATGGCGCTTGTCTTTTCAAAGTTCAACACAGATGCGATTTCGCTCAACGGACGCATGACCGGAGCGACGTGTGAATTTGAACTGAATAGGGACATTCCAAATGACTGGGTATCTACGTCTAAAAATGAAGACGGTACAGTGCGGCTCGAAATTCAGGCACATTTGTGTGTGGTTCCAGAACAACTTAGCCGAGGTCTTACCGTCATGCGATTCCCTGTATGGAGTAAAGAACCGATTGGCATCCCATTAGGGAAGTGCCAATCTGTGATACCAAGGGTTGAACAACATGGAATGCAAGAAGAATGACTGCTTTAACTGCCCGTATCCGGATTGCATCAATGACTATGTGAAGAAAACATACCCAAGGAAAAAACAGTGGATAGAACACCAAACTGAGTATGTTTCGAAGCGCGCGAAACGCCGAGCTGCTGAAGGTCTATGCACAAAATGCGGGAAGCGTCCTCCACGACCCGGATACCGGACGTGCGGCGAATGCGCCATGAAATCGCGGCGGGCGTCGAACGAACATAAGTGGCGGAATGGCACTACACCCAAAGTTCTTATGGACGGCGTGACGCTATGCAAAAAGTGCGGGAAGAACCAACCAGTCATAGGTTATGCAGTCTGTGAGCGATGTTTAGCATTGTGTAGAAAGGCACTTGACAAAACGCCAAGCCATAACGGGAAGGCACCGGACAACGGATTTGCGCGGGCGCTACGCGCCGATTATCTGCTAAACAAAAAGGAGAAAAAATGAGAGTTGAAATTTTCACCTATAGAGATGCGGAACGTCTTGAAAATGCGTTAAACAAATTCCTCAAGTTGCACGAGGGAGAAAACCTCGAAATCCAATATTCGTGCTCGGCCTACCAACTTGGTTCTGTTTATTACAGCGCAATGGTCATTTTCAAGTGACGGGGCACAGCATGAAGCAATACTGCCGCTACTGCGCAAATGCTTTTCTTCAAGATGATGACATGATTTGGTGCGAGCCAAAAGACGAAATTCGAACTGACCGTCAGATAACGCGGCTGAACCGCTGCCCACACTTCGAATTTTGCTCGATAGACGTTCTTAACCCAGAACGGGAGTACAGGCCAGTTGAGAAACGGATGGCGGCGCAGAAAAAGGAACCGGACATGGAGCAAACGACTATGTTCGGCGGATTGGAATGGGAGAAAAGGAAATGAGTAAACCAAAATATATGGAAGGCGATTGTATTCGATCACTGGACGATTTGGTGCTGCAAGAAAACATCTATTGGAACGGGAGAATTTGGAATCGAACGTGGTTCATGAACCTTCAGATTCAACTGCTTCTGTCTCAAATCAAGCACAAGGCACTACAGTACGCTGTGAGGCTGGACGGCAGCACAACGGGAGAGTTTATCGAGCCGGTGTTATGGCATAAACTCAACGAACGCCCACTAACGGATGCGGAAAAAGCTGAATTTTCCGAGCATGGCTATTCGGATTTTGAAATCCCGGAGTATATGTTCGACTGCCCTATGCCTGATGATGAGCAGGAAATCCTAATTGCAACCGAGTGGGGAGTGGACAAAGATGTGTGCCGCGTCGATACCGACGATTGGGGAAACCATTCGTTTGGATTGGAGGGATGCGGAGATTGGGACGGCGTGATCGCGTGGGCGGAAAATCCAAAGTACGATTTGGAGGGGAAATGAAATGGACGTAGAAAAAACCGCGATTGAGCGGCTACGAATGGCCTCGGATATGAGCCTGCGCTTGTACAATCGGCAGAATCAGCTTTTGCTTGGAGGAAAACGATGATTGCTCGCGTCTTTCCAAGAAAAACGAACGCTTCCCCGACAGATGCGCTCGCATTCTTCGGCCAGCCGACAATCGAAAATATCGCCGACTGCATCAAGGCGGGCGTAACAGAGGTACATATCTCCGTAACGTTTACGTGGGATCTCGAAAAGGCCGAAGATCTGTACTACGCATGGCAGATCCTTGGAGTTCCAGTGGATGTCGGCGGCCCGGCGTTTGATGATCGCATGGGAGATTTTACGCCTGGGCTGTATCTGCGCGAGGGGATGATTTTTACATCACGCGGATGCACAAAGGATTGCTGGTTCTGCTCCGTGCCGCGCTGCGCACACGGAGAAATCAAAGAGCTGCCAATCGTGGACGGATGGAACATCCTTGATGACAACATTCTGGGAACGTCAGAAGCACATTTTCGGGCGGTCTGTGAAATGCTCAAGAGGCAAAAACAAAGATCTGCTTTTACTGGGGGATTAGAACCGGCGCTGCTCCAGCAGTGGCAGGCGGATTTGCTGCACGAGGTAAACCCAGCACGGCTTTATACAGCCTATGACACAAAGGACGATCTGGAACCGCTCATCGAAATGGGCAGGAAACTGCGGGCTTCCGGTTTCCGCCCGGCACGACACGCCATGTGCTGCTATGTGCTGTGCGGCTACGACGGAGATAGCTTTGAGGATGCTGAAAAGCGCCTGACGCAGACCATGCAAGCGGGATTTGTGCCGTATGCCATGCTGTTTCGCGGAGAGGACGGAAAGTACGATTATGAATGGCGGAGATTCCAGCGCGAATGGTGCCGCCCGATTATCACTGGAAAAAAGTTCAACGAATATTGGAGGGAAAAACGTGACGAATAAAGAAGTCGTGCAGGCGCTGCGGTACTGCAAATTTGGCGTCTCGTGCGAAAACTGCCCCGCAGTAGGGAACGAAGACTGTTTTGAAGAGGTAAATACGGCCGCAGCCGACCTCATCGAGCGCCTGACCGCCGAGAACGCGGCGCTGCGGGAGAAACAGCGGTGGATTCCGGTGACGGAGCGGCCGCCAGAGGAACGAGTTCTTGTAAACGTGGTGTGGGTGAACAGAGTACCAGAGCCGTACTACAAAAAAATAAAGGGCGTTCTGTTTTCTGATACTGCGTGCTTTTACAGAGGGAGATGGTATTGGGATTCTCCTGCAGTCCTCGATCTGTTGGCAGAATACGGGGAAGATGAGATTGATCTTGTAGACGAGGCAGTGGAAGTCACCCACTGGATGCCGCTGCCGGAAGCGCCGGAGGAAGGAGACAAGCATGAGTAAAACTGTTTTGATCAGCATTCGCCCGGAGTGGTACCAGTACGTTGGGAAACAGATCTGTTTCGACCTGGCGGCGTTTGGAGGTGCAAAAGCGGAATGAAATGGCATATTGCAAGTGTCAGCTGGGGCAAGGACAGCCTGGCCATGCTCCTAATGCTGATTGCCAAGGGCTACCCGCTGAATGAGGTGGTTTTCTACGATACCGGAATGGAGTTTGAGGCGATTTACCACACACGGGATCAAATGCTACCCCGCCTGGAGCAGCTGGGGATCAAGTACACCAGACTGGAGCCGGAAAACCCGTTCCTGTTTGATATGCTGGAAAGGCCGGTTTGCAGTAAGCAGAAAGGCACACACCAAGGTTATGGCTGGTGTGGCGGCCTCTGCCGCTGGGGAACCACGGGGAAGCTGAAAGCCATAGACAGGTACGCGGAGGCGCGGGACGCTATGGTTTACGTTGGCATAGCTGCCGACGAAACGCCACGACTGGAAAAAGAACGGAAGCCGTATAAACTGCACCCGCTGGCGGAGTGGGGCATGACGAAAGCCGACGCCCTGGCATATTGCTATGAAAACGGGTTTTCGTGGCTGGAGGGCACGATCCGCCTTTATGACGTGCTGGACCGTGTTTCGTGCTGGTGCTGCTGCAACAAGAACCTGCGGGAACTGCGGAATATGTGTATTTACCTGCCGGAATACTGGGAGCGCCTGAAAGACCTGCAACGGAAAATAGACAGGCCAATGAAAGGCTATTACAAAGGCAAGCCGCGCGGCGTGTTTGAACTGGAACAACGGTTCCGCGCAGAATTGGAGCGGGAGGCGGCGGACAATGCTTGAAATAACCCCCATGACGCTGAAAGAGGCCAACGCATACGTTGAGCAAAACCACCGGCACCACG